CCAGGCGGTCAAGGGTGCCTTGAAAGCCTAAGCCCCGCCGGTCCGCGACACAACCGGCAACCAAGGGCCTGGCGGATTTTTTCGCGACTGAACAAGACGCCCGGGCCCGCTTTTTTCCTGCCAGAATTACCGTCTGTTTCTTGCAGCCTTCGCTGCTTCTTCCTTGCTGTCAGTATTGGTAGCTTTAAGTAATTTTTGGGAAAAAGTTTGACAATTCCTGGGGGTAAGGTTAGTCAAACTTTCTCATATTGCCGTTTTTCAACTACCTCGTGCGGCTTATTGGGAGGCCCCCGCCACCATGAAACGACTCTTGTCCACCAAAGAAAACAAAAAAAGGCAACCCACCAGAATCGTGGTGGATTGCCTTCATTGAGAGGTTATCAGATAAGTTATATTTAAATACAGTTGGCATAGGTCTGATTAAACTGAGCCAGATGCAAAAACCTGTGATGCCAGTGAAAGCAATACGGAAAAGATTTTTATTCGACTGTTCCAATTTTTCCACCCTCTCATCCAATGTCTGGAGTTGATTGGTGTTACGAACACATCGGGGAAAACCTTCGCCCTGGCTAAAATTATTTAGCATCCTTTTTAAATCTTCAATCCTACGATCAGTATTTCCTGTTCGCTCGTCAATCCTGACGAGCATATCTTGCATTTGTTCAGGTGTCAACTGAATATTTCCTCCGCCCACCCCTGGTGGGCCTTGCACCAATCTGTCGCCTGTACGAGTGGCCACCGGCCCTCGTCGGCGGCGGTGAGTACCGGTGGGTCATGGCGGCACTCACCACTACCGTCCCCCATGTCGGAAAACCACATACACGAGGCGCAGCATGGTTTAATTATCAAGTTTATCCTTTACCCTTTTCAAAAGTTTCGTGATAATCATGTTGCGTCGTTCATTCAGCGCCCGGATTTTTTCCAGTTTTTCTTCCGGGGTTAATCGACGATTCTGCCGAATCAACTTCTTTCGTGTATTAATTTCCCGCAACATCTGTCGATGCGAGGATAGCTGCTGCCGGACTTGGAGTTTCCGTTTGTTGGCATCCCGGTATGCTTTTGCTTCGGCTTTGCGGCCCGGCTTGTTGAGGCTATTGAATGTGTTGTAGATTTGATCCAACTCCTTCATCAGATCATAATATTCCCCAACCACTCGCGGGGTCTGCACCTTACGTTCAGCCAGTAGCCGTGACGGCAGCCAGAATTTCTGATTGACCGTGGTAGCAGGATCTTCGGGAAAATCCTCAATATACGGGATAACAATCTGATCAATAGCCAGCAGGGAAATTTGTCCTGCAAAGGCACCACCCTGCTTAATTAGATGGTCAATCTGCTTGGGACTAAGTTTCATTCCTTCGAAGGGTGCATTTTTTAAGGCTTTGCTCAGTACCCTTGCGGTCTTACTGGTTCGCTCATCCCATCGCTCGAATGGTTCTTTTTCCCGGTCCCATGGTGTTTCAATATCCTGGCCGGTGAAGCTGTTACGATTCGTCCACCACACATCCACAATAGTGTCCAAGCTACCCGCCGGGTTAATCTCCAGGGTTTGACCAAGAGAATGAAGCACGAATCTTTTCATATCTTCGCCAGTGGCGTGTTGCTGAACAAATGTTTCGTAGATCATGGCAGGTGCTGCAAAGAACATCATACCCACCTCAAAAGGCATGGGGATTTTCAGCCGGTTACCGTCCTGGGTTTTGATTGGTGTGTAAATATAGCTCCAGCGCTGGTACCAAGGGAGCTTATTATACTCATCCCGGTCGTCATCCAACTCGCTGTTATAGGCGTGGAGGAGGATTGATGCAGCGGTCATCAGCGCCGCGCCGCCCCAAAATCGCACAGCAGCGGCTTTATCCTTTTGAAAAGGATTGGCGGCCCGACCCATTTTATAAATGCCCTGAAGCCGGGCATTCAAGAATGGAACGTAGGCCACCATGAATCGGGTGATGGCACCTTTCCCAGTAAGACTAAAGTCCATTAGATCCTTAGCATGAAATGCTGCTTCGGCGCGGGATGTGCCCTTGGCCCGGAGATTCTGATAGATGGCCAGACGGTTGGCTGATTCTGCGGCACGACCAAGGCGTTGATACTCATGCCACCAACGGCGAGGATCAATAAAATTCTTCTCGCTCCATTCACCCTTACGGGTACGGTTGATGGTTTTACTGATGTTGGTCTTACTCATCTTGTCATAGCCACCAGCAAACAACCCACCAGCGGCAAGTGCTTCGTTGACCAACTCCGGGTGCCGATAAAAAGCGTACAGCCCTTTAACTGAGTCAATGATAGGGGTAATTCCCTTACCCATCAAGGGAGCAGCCAATGTATCACGTATGAAGTTGGCCACCTGAAAGGCTGGCGCTATGGTGACACTCCAGGTTCGCAGATGCTTCAGGCTCCGAAGTACCTTCATTACGACATGATTGGCAAACGGATTATCCAGATCAATAAGAGACTCCATAAGGAACTTATCCTTGACCCGGAAGTATTTCCGTTTACCACTTACCCTGAAAGCAACCACATCTTTAGGAATACCCTTGGCTGGGTCGAACTTGGGATTTGCTTCAACAAGATCCGTTCCACGGAAAAATCCGTAGAACTTAGTATAACTGATGTTCTTCAGGCTTTGCTCAATGATATAGCTGTAGTTGGCCATTAACGACTCCATCGGGTCAGCAATATTACTTTTGCCTCCCTTTAGTCGTTTGATGCTACCTACTATATTTTCCCCAGGATCTGTGGGAAACATCTCTTTTAGAATACCCTCATTATGATCCTCGAAAACACGATTCAGTGGCGCATAGATGGAACGTGACCACAATTCGTAGTCACCGACAAACCCGGCCTGCTTGGCAAACTCCAGGACTGCCTTGTTGTACCTTTCCAGGTGATTTATGAATTGGTCAAACTGATTCTTGTTGTTGGCGTACCATTGGTCCGTGGCGGCAAGAATTTCTGCCGTCTTAGTTCGAGGATCGATCCAGTCGCCATTTTCGTCCTGGCCATACAACTTACTGGCAATGCGTTGCGCTTCCTTACCATCCTTGCGCTTCGCCACCATGGTGGCCAGTTCCTTCTTCAGACGACTCTTTTCTTTACGGTCCTTAGTGTTGTTAATAGCTTTTTCCAGACGGCGTTTTTCCTGCTGGAAAAATTTCTCGTCCATCACCTTGGCATCTGCTCGCTCCAACAGTTCTTTAACTGATAGGGCCAGCAACCGGCCCTTCGCTATCTTGTAGTCGGCCCCATTCTTAAACATCTTGGCTGCGGCCAACAGGCCACCCTTCATTGGTTCAAGGGTAACCCAATGACTTTGCTGATCATACTTTGGTAAGCCATGATGAAAAATGGTACCGATCATATCGCTGGCGGTGGACATAAGCCGGAACGAGGTGTACGCGGACAACTCTGGGGGAACGTCCGTTTGATCCTCGTAAAGCTTCATGGCCGCCCGGCGGTCGAATATGTTGGATTGGAGATTGCGTGGCCTGAACACATTTAGGAGCGAATCACCGATGCGCTTGCCTGTAGTCTTAAATTGATCCATGATCGATTGATCATCAGACAAGTGGATGTTAGAAAATGCTTCTTCAGTAACAGCGTCCAAGGCAGTTTTTTTATAGCGTACAGGCTGCGCCGCCGAGGCCATATATCGAATGGCACGGCGGGTTTGTTTGTTAGTACGTCGTAGGTGCGCGTCCTTAACGCGCTCCAAAAGCAGATCAATATCCTCCTTAGTAAAACTATCCCGGATGCCAAGTTTCTTTAAGAGCCAATTCATTAGGGCTTTAAATCGATTAATTACAAGATTACGTTTACCTAATGAAAGATTCTCTGCACGGCCAGCCACAATCTCTTCAGCAATGTAGCGCTGACGCTGCTGTTCTGTTTCCAGCGCCGCCAACTCAGAAGCATAGTTTTTCCGTAGGGGGGCAATCACGCTTTGATCATCCTTAAACAAGTTCCACACCTTATCCAGGAATGAATCGAAGGCAGCTTGCCCATCCGGGTGAACAGCGTCAAACCAATCCCGCAGCTTGCCGTGACCCACCGCTTCATGCAGCCAGAAGCGGATTAAGTCCTTGGGCTTACTAAGCCGGTCGGTGTTAATCCAAATATCATTACCATCAATAATGGCATCAGACGCAGGATTAAGATGCGCCGGAGGGGGGTTGTCCTTATCAAACAAATGCACCCGGCGGTCACTAATTTTATTCAACTCGCGCACAGCATCATCCGCAAAATTTTTCATACGGAGGTTTGCTGGCGCAGTAGTGCTGGATTTACGGTTGCGAACCTCTTCCTTAAACCCATAGGTGTTGGTCTTGGCTTCAGCGTCACTAATCAATTCCGGTGCGCCAAGGCGCTTCCAACCCTTATACGCCACTGGCTTTTGAATTTCACCACCGGGCAGATAAAAGGTTCCTTCCTTAATGGCCAATTTCTGGATGGACTTCAACCGTTCAATCTCAGATTTAACCGTTGATAGCACATCCTTCCGAGGCATATAAAATACACGATCTGTGGATTGCAGATCCGCCACCTGTAGGTTTTTGCCTTTGGCTTTTTGCTTCTTGATGTATGCATCCTGATCAACCAGATAAATTACATCATTTGGCCACCGAATATCCTTAATAGCAATTCGGTCAGATTTGCCTTCTTTAAAATATCTCTGGTATGTATTAATCAAGGATATGCTTTTGCCAACAACATCATACAGAACCTTCGAAAGAGATTCAGCGACAGGGTCAACTTGCTTCTTACGCTTAACATTATTAAAGAAAGCCAGCATCGGCCCTGCTGTCTTTGGCATACCGTCGTCGCCGAGTTTCCAGATATTGCCTTGATCATCAACGGCTTTATCGGCAAAAGCAGTAAAGCAACCACCATAATGCAAAGCACATTGGCGACAAGACCCAAGATAACTCCGTTCGTCGGCGTCACAAGGACAGGATCTACGCCGGGCTTCAACCGGCAACCCATCATGCAAATCTTTGCCTGTGGACAAAATTAATCCTAAAGCATCCTCTTCAATGAGTTGCTCAATAAAAGGCAGATCTGACACATCACGATACAAAAAAGCATTATTAATGCCGTAATCACGCAGGTTCTTTTTAAGATAATCAATTCCGTAATACTTTACTAAGTCAGAATCAAGTGACCCCATTTTAATAAAAGGGGCTTGTTTGGTGCCCTTAAGTTTCCGTAGGTTATCATGATGCCGGGAAAAGATATGAATGGGCCGGTCTGCATGTTGAGCCAAAACGTTAAAAGCTCGCACTACTTCGTCACTGGTCAGGTCACCAGAACCAAGCAACCGAATGAAAGGAAGCTGAGTCTTTTTGTAGGTCTTTGCTTCAGCGGCAACTCGTTTGCCAAAATGATCCGGGTCTACAATAATATGAATGGAATTACGCAGAGCCTTTCTTACGGTGGACATTCGCGCCATACTGGCCGCTGCGTAACACTCTTGACATGGCACAGTAGGCTGGCAAAAGCCCAGGATTAGATCAACCAAAGCGGTTGCTTTACCATTATCGGATAAGATCCTTTTACCCTTTGCATCCACATCAAGAAACAATGGACCAGAGCGAAGATCCTTCACCTCATCCAGGAATTTCTTTCGCTCGGTGCCGGTTAAACCACGCTCATCAGCCAGCGTTTCCGGGTTAATCTTCGGGTCAACCAATCGCTGCAAGCGCCCATCATCCCGCGCTGCAAACAATGCCTCACCCAAATCCCTGGCCCTGATAGAACGGGCCGGGGGACGCTTACCTGTTTTAGGATCTATTTTGCCTGGAAGTTCCTCGGCCTTTTCCAGCGGACCGAGAAGTCTTTCAATTATTTCCAGTTCTTTACCCAAACGGTTATTAATTGTTCCAAAAATATCCAGCTGCTGAGGAACAGCTTCCCACTTCTGCGCGTCTAATTGATATTGAATATCATTATCAACCTGACCAATAACTAAATCACCAAGTGGGGTTTGGTTCCTTTTACGGACTGCCTCTCGATTCCAGACCCGGCCAGATTTAATTTCTCGTATGGTCGATTCAGCCGTGGGCCGAATGATATGCATGATGCGCCGGAAAAAATCCCGGATCTTCTCAAAGTAACCACCCGGTTCATGGCCATCCCAATTAGCATACGCCTCGGCACGCTGTTCAGCGTTGCCGTAGCGCTTCTCCATGGCTGCAATCTCACGATCCGTGAGTACCATCGCTTCGGCAGCGTGATATGTTTCGTGGCGAAGAGTTTTGACACCAGCGCCCTTGGCCAGGGAAATAACGCCGTCCAGGTCAAATGCACCAGCAGCCGTCTCCTCGTCGCCTACCTCGCGCCCGTAGGCGCGGCTCGCCACTTCGGGGTCCACCTGGATATTTGCGTCACGAGTAATGGTGATCTTAGCACCGGCGGGGGTGGTTACTTCAAAACCCGTGTCCGTTTCGGTTACATTGGTATTAGGCAGTTCACGCTTCACCGTGTCTATGGTAACTGGTGTATCAGTAGTCTCTTTGTTGAGAGAATATTTAGTGCCCGTTTTCCTTTTAGGTGCGATGGCCCATTCTCCAGTGGTCAGTTCCACCGGACGAAACTTTTCCGGGCTACCAAACTTCCGAATGGCCCGTTTGGCACTTTCCTTGTTCGAGTAGCGCCGGTCCTTAAGAGGTATAGGACGTCGAGCGGCATGGGTTTGGCCATGCGTAGACACGTCGCCTTCCGTTTCGCCTGGGGTAGCGTCGCGAAAATTTCGCCACTCCCGTGGTGACTGCTGCTCCAATTCTTCTGGCAACTCGTCCAGGGCGGCGCGTACATCATTACGACGCGCCCGACGCACCTCGTCTGTTACCTGACGATCCGCTTGGCGTTTCAACTCCAATGCCGCCTTACGGCGCTTATTCATCTCATAGCGCTTGCGAATATCCGCTTCCTGGGCTGCTGTTACTGGAGTGTTGGGCAGCACTCCTGCCTTACCACCACGCTCCAGATCCTCCAACAGGGCCGCATCCATCGCCTCGCGGCCCACGGTGCGCTTCTTGCCCTGTAAGGGAATATCACGAGTATCAGGAGCGACGATCTTACCACCTGTTGCCTTGGTGTAATCTTCCGGCGACAACATTGTAAGGGGTTGCGAAGGACGATAGTTTTTAGCCTTCTCTGATGCCGTCTGCGGGTCGATCACCTTCCCGCCAAGGGTAAGACCCCTGTCAGATTTTTCAGGCGCTGGAAGTGACGCTATATCGCCCTTCTGGGCCATACGCTGCTCAAACGCAGACAATTTCTTGCCCAACTTTTTTTCTGTATCCCGCCGGGCAATCTCAGCGGTAACCCGCTTCTGCTGTTCCATGTCCTGCTGGACACGTTGGGCTACCTGTTTTTTTCTATCCAATATTTCATTTAAATTAAGAGACAGAATATGCACCATGGCAAGCGGGTTAAACTGAGCACCCGGCTGGACGCCATCTTGGCTCACCTCGCGTAACGACTCAAGACGATATAGCACATCATTGATCTTTTCCGGCTTTACGCTGGAAGGATCTTTGCTGATCATGCTGATAGTCTTGTGTGCTTCACTGATAATGTTCGCTGCCTGTCTTAGGTTGGCATCCTTAGCCTTACCAAACTGCCAACCAAATTTATTAGCCATTGCCATGGTACCCGGCTCAGTACTGGTTACCTCAAGGAAATACTGAAACCGATCACGGTTGGCTGCAGCATAGTCGGCAGGTGCCTGCCGAGGATCTTGTATTGGGGAAGATCGACGACTTTCATCAGCAGCCTGCGCCTCAATCTCAGCCTGCCGTGCTTGCGCCCGTAGTTGCTGTAACTCAGAATTAATTTTCTGTAATTCCGCGATAGCAATCTTTTCCATCTCGGAATTACCATTGGCACGAGCATCTTCAGCGGCCTTATTAAGTAATTCATAACGCTCCTGCAGTTTACCAAGGGCTGCATGAAGACGCTCTTCAGGACCAGGACCTGGAGGTTGCGTCGGGGGCAGTTGCGGACCCTCGGTAACTTGTTCAGGAGCCGGGCCTTCGGTAATTTGCTCTTCCTTGTCAGCAAAATCCTGGTCAACTCCAGTCACCGCCTGGATGTTGCCACCAGTATTAATAGGTTTATTGATTACTTCAACCTTAGTTGTATCTGTTTGACCAGTTCGATTCAGCACCCGCTTGGCGCTGCCATAAGTCTTGGACAAACCTACGTGGCCAGCACTGGTTCCAGCAGACATAATACTTTCAAGCATGGCATCAGAAATATCTGCCTCACCAAAAGCAGCTAAGGAACCAAGTGCTTCTCCGGCACCCTCACCAACAGTTTCAAGACCAAAAGCAGCAGTATGCTGCAGACCCTGGGCCATTTTCCCAGGAGTCGCCTTTAAAGCTGCATCCTTTGCAGCAATAAACGCCTTCTTAGCCAAGTCCTTATTGGTTTTCAGGGCCGTATCAACAGCCTTGCGGCTGGTAATATCCACACCCTCATCTGCCAAAGTCTTGAAAAGAGCCTTTTCAGCAGCCTTACCGGGTGCGCCGAGCATCCACTTTGATAACCCCATAGTCAAAGCGTCCACACCAGTGATAACAGCACCCTTCTTAAGCCCAGCCTTTAGTGCTTCACCATGATCGTATTGACCAGACTGCGCTTGCTCCGTGGCAATAGCACCCGTTTCAAGGGCAGTATTACCCAAGAACAGACCACCAACACTGCCCAAGAGCGTTGCGGCAGCACTACCCCCGGCAAGTATGGAGCCACCTGCTCCACCAGCCACCATGGCACCCATGACAGGCAGAGACATAGTAGCCGTACTGACCGCTTCATGGAATGCACCCTCCGGTTCGGATATAATAGCGGAAGTAATATCCTTAACCTTTTCCCACCAGGAGGTGTCCTCTGTATCATCACTACGGCGTTGGGCCAGTTCGGCAGCAAACCTACGCTGGGCGCTGGTCTGCTCAATAGCAGCAGCTTCCTTGGCAAGCCGGGCAACGTCCTCGTCGTCACCTGTGGCTACATTCCAGGCAGTCTGCGCCATATTGGAGGCACGCTTTAAACCCTGCTTACCACTTTTCCAAATGCCACTAATAAAACCCTCATCCTCATTTTCAAGAGCATCAGGAGTCGCCGGAGATACTTCAGACATAGATACATCATCTTGTATATCCCTGTATGCCTGCAAAAGAGGGTCATCAACCATTGCACCAGTATTGGAACTGGTATTGTCCTTCCCAAAAATATCCTGGTAGGCTCTAAGCAACGGATCACCCGCTGCGTCAGCTTCAACAGCACCACTATCAGCGACGGACAGGTCCTCAACGGGACGCTTACGCCTTTCTTCCAGTACCTCAGCCAACAAAGTATTGTAATCCATTATTAATCCCTATTTAATTTTTTCGAAAATTTTCATGAAAACGTGGGGTTTACTCATCAATGAAGCATACCCTGCTTTAATCAGGGCGTGCATTGCGTGTTTACGCTTTTCTGGATCAATATTTTTGTCCGTTGTAACCTTAATTAACCCAACAATCGCCTCTCGGCGTTCCGGGTCCGAGGCAACATCAGCTAATTTACGTGCTGTATCGGGTGATAGCTTTATATCGGCATACTCTTCATCAAGCATATCTTGGATATTTTTGCCAAGAGTTTCCAGATCTTTCCGGCGGCGCTTATCATTATCGTTTTTATCACCTACAGTAGCCCGTGTACGGGCTGCTTTTTCCGTTGCTGAGGCAGACCGTTCAGTACGCCAGTTAGCTTGCTGTTGCTTATACTTCTCCAGTTTTTCCTGTCTGGATAATTTCTCTGATTCAGGAACAGTTAGACCAAGTTCAGCTTCCCTCTGTTTAGCCTGAGTGTCTATCTCTTTTTCTTGCTTAAGTTTCTCAAGATTCTTGTTGAGCATCCAATCATAAAGAAACTGCTTGCCAAATAAATCACCATCATTGGTGAGATTCGCCGCCCATTCCTTCATTGCTTCTTGACTACCAAAAGTTAATACCGGAGTATCGCTGGTAATCTTGTAAGATCCATCTTTATTATATTCTGCCGGGAAGAATTGAACTACTTTAGGATCAGTCTCCGTTCCGATAACTGGAGCAACAGCCTGCTTGTTGATATAATATTGATTGTGCGCTTCGGCGACGGATTGGGGTGAATAATTACCCGCCATTAAAGTCCGTTTTATATTATGTAATGTTGCTACTGCCTTCTTAGCAGCAAGATCAAGATCTTGCATTTCCATTTCGTTTTTTTCTTTTTTGGCTTCCCATTCTCCCAGGGACATTCCAAGCGCTTTTTCTTTTTTACGTTTTTTCTCTTCTTCCTCGGAGCGTTCCCTCATATTGGAGCCAATCATATAGCCCCTATATATACTGTCACTGATACCCATCGAGAACCTCCTTACAGGTATTTACCAAGAATAATACCACCAGCAGTGCCAAACAAGTCGCCAAAAAGGCCACCACCACCACTGGTGGTGGTGTGGGTTGTCTGACTCATTGGTCTGCTTGCCAATATGCCATAGGTACTACCGGCTCCAGCCATACCAGCCATGGCCTTCCCGGACATATCCGGGGTGGCGAACTGCTGGGTGTTATTACCTTGTGTTGACGCAATACCCGGCAAACCTGTTGCTCGGCCACGCATGGTCATACCAGCCCCCAACCGTGAAAATTCAGTATCTTCGGCGCTTTTTTTGGCTTGCCATGCGGCGCTCGCAGCAGCCCTGGCCTTGTCAACACCACTTTGTTTCAACATCGCAGCAAGACGCGGATCATTAGTATCCATCCCCATTCGAGCCGCCTCGCGGAGTGAGGCGGCCTCCTGGTTCTCCATGTCACGCATCACACCGGCCCGTGCCTCGCGCATTAAGCCACCCTCGTCAATATCCTTGGTGACTTCCTGATAAAATTTTTCGGCCACCGGGGTGGACATTTCTAATTCTTTCAATTGCTGGGAACGAAGAGCGTCCTTGACCGCCCTGTTCATTTCCAGGTCACGAACTTGCTCTTCAAGCGTCGCCCTGGATGCGTCAGTAATATAAGGCAATAACTCCTTATTGGCCGTAGCAGCGGCAATTTCGTAATCCTGAAAGTATTGTTTATAAGTTTTCCAAAGATCCTCACTCATGCTCTGCTGCCGTTCGGCAATGGCAGCCATGCGTTTATTATAGGCAGGATCGTAATTGTAGGTTGTGGTCGAACTACTACTTCCTCCTTTTCCACCGCCCATTATTCTTTCCTTTCACAATATGTCACGACAGCATCCACTGAGTGACCCAGCTTAAAATTGAAACAAGCTTTGGGAATAGTACCAATAGCTGTCATTCCAATTTTTTGAATCCATCCAACCGCCGCCGGGTTTGTTGTTGGTGTCAACCCATAAATCACATCCAACAGTGGTCTACGATACTGATCCTTAATATTAAGCAAATACTTAAGGCAATCAGCACCCATAGGAACAAGGTATGGTTGTTTGTGGTGTTTCCTAAAAATAGAAAAATTACCTTGCGCCCGGCGGTCAGCGTAATCAGTAAGCCACATATACCCCGCCGGTTCCCTATTCCAAAACAGAAGATACAGGAGAATATTAGGGTCTTTAAACATCCTCACAAACGAGTCTGCCAAAAATACAGATGGATCTTGGTTATAAAAAACCTGCTCTAAAAAACCATCTTCTTTGGTCTGATGATATAATTGAGCAAGATTGGAGTCTGTAAACGTCGGAATACCATCATACGTTGTATATGGTACAATTAAAAGCGGGTTATTGTTCTGCTCTGTATTCATCACCTACCTCTATGGTTTTAGGAAAGAGTCTTTTCACGGCCATACAATCATCAAAATACTTTTGCAGTTGTGCCTGTCCCTCGGCTTTGATTGTCGGATCTGCTTGTGCAATCTTGACCTGTGCATCCAAATACTCGGTTGCCGGAGGATACATGGCTTGTCTCAAGAGCCTGTAGTTGCGGACAGCCCATTGGATCGGGTTATCAATCCGTTTAACAGTATTGAGATAATCTTGAATGGCGCTGCGAATATCACCTAACTTATTGGCTGATTGCGCCGCTTTTCTCACATCATTCAGTGTTACCATTTGTTGTCGCCCCCCTATCCAATAGCCATATACGATACAGTCCCGCTCAATAGTATGCCTGCCTCAGTCAGAATTAAATCGTAGGTGGCGCCGCCAGCGCCCATTGCATAATAATATTTATCAAACACATCATAATCTGGAAGCTGATCTATAAACCAGGATGGCCCCCAATCTTCAACCGTCTTTTGCAAATAATTGCCATCCATATACATTGCCAATCGTATCGCCGTAATGTCTGCATCCTGGACAGGCGTGACACAACTGAATGTATAATGATAAGGCCCTGGTATTGGAAGGGTTGGCGTAAAACACTCAGAAGCCCCGTTGACCCAAGCGCCATTCACATATAATTGCAGATACATCCAAAATTTGTAAGCACGATGAAGATAATTGTTGTCATTGAACGACGCCTCGTCATGCCAGTATTGGCACGCAAAAAACCCTCCATTGCGATAGCGTACCTGACGCACGCCGGAGAGGCCAATATTGAGCGTGGGACTATAAACGTACTGGTCAATCGGCATCGAGTGCAGCATGCCAGAAAAGTCAAACATTGGGGAGGCATCAATATTGGTTTGCTCACCCGCCCCAAGGCTGAGATACGCTCGCGGCGTGACCTTCCATTTATACGGCTGGGTCACTGGATCAACTTGTTCCACAATCGGCTCGCCCATAACAATATACTGGGTTTGAGTCGGATAGTTCGCATCGTAGCTTGGCAGTTCGCTGGGCGATAAAATGACCTTTGGCTTCTGGCGAAAATATCCAGGTATTTCTGTAGTTACACCATTTTCAACCGTCCCTATTTGAACATTGGACAGCAGGGCATAGTCCTGGTGAGTTTGGAACTGAGCATCATAAATAACCTTCTTAATTTCACCAGAGTCCATGAGCACATAATCATTGCCCGCCATGCCCCCATCAGGCGCAACAATGATGCGACCACCTGTGTCCGTGTCGGTTGAGTCGAGAACAACGTTGTAATCACCAACAATGATCGCGCCGCCTTCCTCGATTCGAAGTAGCGATTTTGGGTTGATCATGGCACCGTCAATGGATGATTTGAAAGCACCACCAAATGGTGAAGGATCAGCTGCAACGCCAATAGTAGGCTCCAGCATAATTCCATCAATCCACATATCAACGCCGGAGCCACCATCATTATCAACGCGAATCAAGACCTTAGTTGATGAATCAGCAGAAAGGTCCAGCAGGCCGCTAACTCGCTGCCAAGTATTAGCACTTGGACTGGTCGTAAAATTCTTACCATAAAACGTGCCGCCATTCTTCTCTGTTTTCAAGTACAACTGCCCAGGCTGGGAGGCCGCTGAACAACGCACATACAGAGACAAAATCCATTTTTCATTTGGCGGGATAGAAATATTGTATCCGGTTGACGAAGTGCCAAGATAACAATAACAATTATCATCTGTTGCAGACAGTTTCAGCGCATTGTCGTCAAAATACGCCACTGCAACGTCAAGCGTGGCGGTTCCCCTAACCACGGTGACATCTGGCAGGGTGTCGTAGGGCCACGTCGAATAGCGCACTGGGCAAAAATTAACACCAGTGCCGCCAACTTCAGTGGTGAAGTTGGCAATTTCCACCCATTCGGTCCCATGCCACTGATACAACACAAGCGGAGTCGCATCAGTGTCTATCCACAAATCACCAGTTGTGTAGTTGCCACCGGTTGGCTCGTCCGCCTGACGGTAGATATTATTCTGTGTAGCATTATCTTCGGGCTTATTATCCCCTACAATATAATCCCAGATGGCTGTTTGACCAAGACCAGCACCATCTGAAAGCTGTGACGTATCCGTAAAATTATTTGAAATAACAGCCCAGTTGCTTCCCGTCCATCTCTTAACCAACTTTGTTGAATCGTTATACCAAAGATCGCCAATTCCCTCAGCCGTTGGCGTACTTGTCCCAAAAAACGTCGTAACTTTACCATCCGCCGTGGCTTGTGCGGTAGAAGCAGCGACTAACGCCTCGGCAGCTTCTTGCTGGACATCAGTAATTGACTCATCTTGAATATCTATCCAAGATGTACCATCGTAACGATGTAGTTTATTACCATTATCTGTATCAATCCATAAATCGCCAACAGACATACCAGATGTTGGCGCAGACATTTGATAAAATGATTGAATTTTACCATCTGCTGTGTCTTGTGCATTGGCGGCAGCCGTAAGAGCAGCCTCTACGTCATCAGTTAATGTTTCTGCTAAAATACCATTTACAAACGTTCCAGGAGGCGCGCCAACCGTGGCGCCGTTCTCAATGCCAGCCAGCTTCGAGCCTTCGCTGCTGTTGATGCCACTCAAGCTTGTCGGCTTATCTATAATGTATGAATAGCCGAGCAGACCACCTCCAACACCCAGGTTGATTTGTCCCCCGGAACCGATGTTAATTTGACCACCATAGCCAATATTTAGCTTGCCACCATTGGAGAGATTGATCGACGTGGTGGCATTGATCTTGTCGCCAGTAAGATCATTGGCTTTGATGTGCCGGGCGAGAATTGTTCCATCAACCACGAAGTTACCATCAACACCAACCGTGGCAACACCATCTACCTCCCCTTCGACCAGTATGCCAAGCTGTTCCCAATAAGTAGCATTACTGGGGTCAATGTTACTTTCTTCGAAATTACCACCAGGGGAATAGTTCTTGCGCCGATAACGACGTACTACATTATCAGCACCAGACCACCTGACAATATCTCCAGCTTCATAAGCTGTGTTACCATCATATAAGGGTGGGTTATCACCCATTAGTATTCCCATGACCCGGTCGATGGCAGCGCCCACCGTATCATTTCCCTCAATTAAAAAGCCACCGTGGATCACCGGATCAGGCACATAAGTTGAATAACTACCACCCCAAGTGATATTACGTATCCAATAATAATGATTTTGATAAAGTGTGTTAGGAGCATGGCGATACCGCTTGACGCCATATGCGACCGTTGCCACGAGTTGTGAGGTTGAAACATCATTAATGTTATTATAAAAAACCTCAACACCAGACACACGATTAGATGAAATATTATCCCAAGTAAGAACATGCGACCAAGCATCTACTGTAATAGATAGATTAAAAGGTGGATCAATTGGATCTGTTGAGGTGTTACGATCTACATAACTCTTTACTGAAGATACCACAGGTGACAAGGTAGACACATGTGTAGATAAACTTGATATACGTGTTGACAAGGATAAAAGAGTATTTCTTATACCTTGTAAAAAATCTCGTAATGCTTGACTAATATCTGTCGGAACATTCGGTAGATTAGACATTTAGCAACTCTCGCATACTATCAGATAAGGCAAATCGATAAATAGTAGCATTGCCTGTTAACTTAATGGTCATATCATGAAGACGAACACCCGATGGCAATCGGAAAGATCCACTTGTATTTCTCGTAATTGACCAAACAACATCACCACTACTTGTTAACAATGACATGGTGACACTTTTAGCATCATTATCAAAGTCACCAATGATTTTAGCGGAACTGAAATTTTTCGCCCCAGGCGGACGAAAAACTTTTTCCCAATGGTATGCAGCACCAGTTTCTGTCGTTGCCCATTTATAGATGCTGTTATCATCGGCAAGCAAATACACGGCAGAGGTAGCGTGGTCTATTGTTTTACCAAGATAAGTAACACCAACACCAACGTCCTCTGTGATTAAACCTATAGAGGGATTGGTAAGACAAACACGAACACCAATCCCATTGGTGGTATTAATGGCGACATAATCGCCATCCCAATAAAATGCCAGAAAATTCTCCGGGCCAAGATCACGCCATTGTTCCGGGGTAATAAGTTCATCAGTAATGAGTTTACCAACACTACCATCTATAAAATAAAGTCCCTCTTTGCAGGGATAGACTATTCCATTGGCAATCTCCACAACACCATCACTACTGATGCAGGCCCTGTTTTCTGACCAACGGGTCTTTGTCATTTGAGTGGGGTCGTTGCCGTAAAGGATATACGGGGTACCCTCAGTTAAAACTATAAGAGCAGACTTGTAGACACCAAGTGCAACAATATCATGATCCACGTCATACTGGTTAACAAGTGGAAAAGCATACGGAATATTCAGCTCGGACAAATACACCCGGTTGCCAACAAATCCAGCAAGTACACCATTTTCAAGCTGAACCAAACCAGCCAGATCGTCAGGTGGCTGAAGATAACTACCGGTCGAAAGCATCGAACCAATATCTTCGCTAACCCCGGTGGGAGCGACCCCGTCATTAGCATCAAAAATATAAGGGGTACCTCCGGTAATCTCGGTCACATCCACGTCCCACACAGGATTAGATGACAAATCTACTGAACGAACCTTAATGTGATAATACTCTGATTGACCATCATCACCAGTAACCAAACGGTAGATACGATATGAAACAATACTGTTGCCACTTGTCCCTGGATCAGGAATACTAAAACCTGAAAGACGAACATACTGGCCATCTAAAAGAGTAACCAGGGGAGATGCCTCATTGGGGGCACTTTCAAACCCCTCTTCCGTAACTACCGTGTATACATAACTGGTGGTTTGATCAATTTCCGTGGTACCAGGATCTGCTGGTAGTTGCTCAATAGTCAGACCGGTGGTGGGTGGAACAACCCCCAAACGCCTGCCCACAGGGGTGTTGGCCGGAGCAGCTTCATTTACTCCACAGAAGCTTGGTCTGGTAAACTTGGGATAACCATCGCCTGTATAAAACACCATGGTATCAGTGCTGGCCACTTGCCCACGAATTGCTTTAACAGCAGTCTCCCAAGCAAACCATCGGTTGTCCAGTTTGTAAATAGATACCGGGTTAACTAATCCAGCATCAACTATATGGCTTTGTGCCGGGCGCAACGCAGGTGCCAAAACACCACCATGCAACAAACAGTTCTCTGCATATGTTGCATATTGGGGTGACAAAAGATATGGAGACATCTTGGGAATTGTGCCAGCTAATCCTTGCAGACAACCTATTCCAGCCATTTAACATAACTCCTTGAGTTTACTGCAAGATCTTTAGAGGTTTTATCCTTTTGGCGTGCAATCCTGGCACGGGTAATACCACGTCGGTATTGCTGACGATGCCAAGGAATCCTGGAAACATCAGACCATGGTTGCTGAGGCATAGCATAAAGTTGCTCTTTGGCCTTTTCCTGAATTACGTCAGACCACACTGAGTAAAGTACATCATCTACCTCAGTTACTCCTTGAGCAAATGACACAGCAATTTTCAATTCCACTTCATTAGCAAATGACACTGGATAAAAAACTAACATAGAGTCTTGCTTATGATAGAAAATTTTCCCATATGAATTGATGTAATCTGAGACTTGTGTTGAATCACGTTCTTCAACATCATATGGAATACCATTGATTCGTAAACTTTTAATACCTAAAAAAACATATGTGCTTTGAAGTAGACTATTAATTGATATGGTCAGGGAAGACATTTCGTCGGTATCAATATCTATAGCAGGGTCTACTTCAACAACCAGCATTTTTTCTAAGAACCAGGAATCCTGACAAAATTGACGAATTGAATTAATCACTACTTGCTCCAGCAACGGATCTGGACAACCATAAAATTCAGTTCGGAGCAAATCTAAAAAATTTGAAATAGGTGTCATGTTAACGCATCCATACGTTGTTTACCGACAGTTGGAGTATTCTGACGTTGCACCAAATCAAAGCGACCTATTGATTCAACAAACTTATTCCAGAAAGCAAGGCTTCGTTCAGCCCCATCAACTTCATCTGTGTCAAGCATGTAGGCGCGATATAAAAGGAAATATAGCAAAGCATCTGCATACTCGTCATCAAGTGAAATATAACTATCAGCAGCGTATACAGAACAGTTGGCTGGTAACAGGGAAAAGAACGCACTTACATAGCCTTGCGACGTTTCCGGCTGGGGCGGGTAAACAAAAAAACCACGCTTAATATCTGGACTGATCATGTAATGCAGCACGGTTGCATCCGCAGTAGCTGAAGGCCAGTCAGGATTAGTTGTATCAAAAACCGTCTTTTGTACTGGAGTTATAATACGACCTGGGGACTGCCCGTCGGTCCCCATATTGCAATGCATTTGAATTAAAGATAAAGCACGAGGAATTACTTTATCCGTTAGTTTATCAATAAAAACATCAGAGCCATCAGGTAACTGCTGAAACGCCCCGGCAGTAAGCTGATAAACAACGCGCCGGGCATTCGCGCCGGGGACCAGCTTAACGAGGACAACCTGCCCCGCGTTAAGATCGCGGAGCAGGTCATCAGAAGGCCAGCGACGGGTTGAGCCTGTGTCGTTAAGAATTTTGGACGCATCGTCAATTATATCTTTAGTTGACACAGCCATAATTAATTAAAACCTTCCACGAGAAACAATCTCGTAAGAATAAGTGGGAACAGGTACACGCTTCCAAAGAATACGCCCATCAGGCGCTGTTTCCATACGGGGTTTAAAGGTAACCGCATCACGAATAACATTCATGTATTCAGCCGGAATACGAACCAATTGTTCACGAGGTGCATAGATAACATTTCCGTTCAATCCCAGCGTCACATAACGAGTTTGTCCTTCCTGGGCGTGAAATACAATATCCACATATTCCTTGCCTTTCAGATGAGAAGGAACTTTTGACTCCGGCTCTGCAGCTTTTTCAGCCGGGTCAATTAAACCATTATTTGCTTCTTGCATTGCAATAAGGTTTGCAATCGCTTCCTTACGGTTCATATTGTCAGGGTCATACTGGACATTATTAATGTCACACAAATTCATCAGGTCAGCCGCATTCAGTTTCCATAGATCCGACTTGGTATAAGTAATCAAATTTACCTCTTAGTAAGATAAAACGGGGGTAAGCCGAAAGCGGCTTACCCCCGGCTTTGGTTAGGAGGACAGGTCAGACACAGCCACTTCAGCACGAACCATCCACGCCTGATTGAGGATCACACAGGCATGATAGGTTTTCCAGCTTACATGGCCGCGCTGGGCCATCGGGTCACTGTCGGAGGGTTTAGGGTTAACAACCATCGGAGTGAGGCTGTTCTTACCCTTGAGAGGCACCACCGCGTAGGCATTACGGGCAATATAGAGAATAGGGTACACATAGCACTTGCTACCATCATTCAACACGGGTTGATCCGTCCAAGCAGCGCCGACGGCACCAAAGGACTGCATCACGGTGCTGGTGATGTAGCGCACATCCTCCACTTTACCAATCTCACCGGCCACCGGCTCGATAGTGGCGTACTTCTCAGCCGGGACAAACCCGCTCATCCCACGAATATCAGCCTCGCAATCGGGATGACACAAGGCGATATAGCTGGGTGCAATCGGCTCGGTGCCATAGTTAGGACTTGCCTTAACCTTGGTCGTCACCGGCTTGGCCAACTGGTTCTTCAGGGAGCGGGTGATCTTACGCTGGAGGTTGAGACTCAGGGGAGATTCAACGTTACCCCGAGCGGAACCATCAGCATAAAACACGTTAGACCCGCCCACAAGGGCGTCGTAGCGCACCCGCTCAACAAGGAACGGAGCCTGCTCGCTCAGCGCCTCAATTGCCTCCTGAAGCACCGGGTCCTCGTGGGTGTCCATAATCACGTCGGTAATCACGGTACGATCACCGAGCTGGGTCAAGGTCACTTCAATGTCTTCACAATCCAGATCGGTAGCGTCAGGGGTAACGCCCTCGGTCAAGGTCTTGGCAGCAACATTGAAGAGCTGATCAGTGCCGGTCTGGCCCCAGTATTCAGCCGGGTTATAAATCCCACCAAACTCAGTGAAAGTATCACTCGCCAGAAAGTACCGACGAAACTTCATGGTTTTGGTGGACTTGGTAGGCAAGGGCTTGGTCTGCCCAAACATCTCAAACACCAGATAGGGGGTACCCCTCTCCAACATTTCCTTTACAACGTAAGCCGCAGAACGCGGCGAAATGTCACCGTAAGTAGTCATTGTTCAATTCCTTTCTTAAATATTACGTGGAACCGGCAAAAACCTCCCACGCAGCATCAAAATCATCCTTGTTAACCTTCTTTTTATTAGGCGGCCCGGCGCCACGAGCCTTAACGGCTTGGTGTGGGTCATTTTTCTTAAAAACCGACTCTCTCTTGACGGAGTTGACCTGCTCCCCGAACGTCGTAATATTCCGGGCCTGCTTGTATGAAGTGAGCATTTCAATCACTTCGGTAGCGGTTCCCTTATCACGAATATTCTTCAAGGTAGCCTGGATATACGACGGTTGTTCTTCAATCCAACTGTTCAGGTCATCAGTATCCAAGTTTTTCCATCCCGGATGGGCTTGCTCAATTTGATTGACATGCTCCTCAATAGATTTTCTGTGCAACGTCTCACGCATCGCTGCAAGGTCCGGTTCGAATTTTTTGGTATACTCTCTGACCAACCTCTCAGCCTCAGCGGCAGCAAGCTTGCGAAGCGGTTTTTCAAACTCAGGATACTGCTCAATAAAATCGCGCACAGGGTCGTCATCATCACCCTCGCTGGAAACGTCTTTGTCGTGATCGTCATTCGCAGACGGCGACTTTAATGCTTCCAACTCAGCGCGAAGCTTCTCAAGTTCTGCCTTAGCTTTTTCTGCCTCTTCTCGTTCCTTTCGGATACGACCAGCCCAGGATGCATTGCGGTGTTTTTCTTTTTCGTAAAGGGTTTTCCAATCCGATGAATCGTCAGCGTTGTCATCATCAGCATCGTCATCATCATCATTAACATCCTGATGATCCTGGTCATTATCCTCTTCGTCATGATCATGGGTTTCGTTGTTCGTATCCGCATCAGTACCGCTATCGGTGTTATTGTTGTCGGGCGAATCATCGATAACCTGATCTTCCATGTCAGCAGTAAGCTCATCCCAAACGTCATCATAATTCTTTTCTTCAGTCATAGTTCCTCATCGCGGGGCGCACCATGGCGTATCCCAATTAAGTTACAAGTTGCCGCTTGAGGTAGCGCATTTCGGCGATACGGCCACGACAATTCGCCACCTCTTCCGGCGGACAAGTCTCAAGTTTATCTCTGAGACTTTCAATACGTTCATTCACATATTTGAGTAGATCATTACGAGGTGTGCCTTCTAATTCCAGTTTGGCTTTAACAGTCATTTTATGTTAGTGGTTGTCCATCAGGTCCAAAGACTTGCGGAATATCTCCCTGCTGAATCGCAGCAGGATTCACCTGTTCCAGGGTAGCCCTGGGTGAATTATTACCACCATCCTCACGGACGGTTCCGTCATCATCAACATGGCCAGAGGATTTAGCCTTAAGCAATTCCATTTGCTCAGAAAACTTCTGTTGGCGCTGCGCCTCTTCGGCCTGTTGTCTTTGTTCGAAGCTAACTTGTTGCGGGTTTTTAATAATATTCAGATCATCAAGATCCATGGACCGGGCAAGCTCACGTAGAATTTCATCACGATTAACAAACTGCAAATCAACCGGGTTGTTGGTTAGCATGGCGAAATTCGAAAGTTGCTCGTTACGAATCTCCTTGGCAATCAAGCTGGTCGAACCGTAGGCACGAACCTCATAATCACCTTTAATTTTTTCATCAGGATTGTTTGCCATGTTCCAAAAATACATGGCTCTAATGAAAGGAATAGTCACACCATCATCAAAGTTTTTAGTTTGATCCTTTAGCGTGACATTCGTTGCACCCATCAGGAGACTCAGACCCGTTGCGGTCGCACCGGCGCCCTTGACATTATTTGTATCCCCGTACATATAACGGGGAATAACGCTTACCTCGTCGGCCATGTTCATGAAAAACTCGGCCATCTTCATAAACTCAGCCGTGTAAGCACGAATTGAATACACATTAACTGCATTACTGGCCGCTTCGCTACCCTGCCCTTCCCGCATAAATACACGGAAGGGGTAAATACTGGTTGGATCTTCACCAGGGGAAAGTAAATCTGTATTTACTTCAATGAGTGGTCCTGCGCTGATTGCAGCATTATCCAACATGGCCCGGATGCTGGAATTAACGAGACTTTGGCTGTGTCGCAAAACACGCGGAATACCTTCTCCAAAGATGCTCGTTTCGTCCTTGTTGTAGTAATAAAAATAATATGGAAAAGATGATCCTATGGCCGGAGCCAGAGTGGCTTTGATAACTATGTTATCCAGCAGCCATACATTAGCAGCAACTTCAGGACCAAGCGCTTCCTCATCCAGATCAAACCCAAGATCATCAATCAGATCCTTGGTCTTCAGGTAGCCCCAAAACTCCAGCACCTGATATTGATTACGCCGGGCAATTGGACTGGGTGATAATTCATCACGACTCAAATCCTTCAGATTTGTCTCATGATTTTTGACCGAAGCATTTCCTTCGGGATGTGCTTCAATAAAATCCCGAATTGGTTTTTCGTCAAAGTCGTTTCGTTTGGCTAATTCATAAAGTTGTTTGCGATTGAAGATATATCGCTGAAAAATGTAGTTCATGTCTTCCGGCTCAGTGACACTCATATCTGGGTAAATGTCCCATACCGGAATAAACTCACAATAAGGGGTTACATGCTTAATTACAATTTGGGTCCATCCGTTCGGACCCTTGATCCAACGATGTGCTTCCGTATGTTTATTGAGCGGCCCCTTGAGAATACCTGTGCCGTAGAGATTACCACTTTTAATTACCCGACGAATAATATCCCGGTACTTTAATTCAGCCAACTGATCCTCGATGACCTTATTCATCTTGTTGGATCTTTTCTTCGCCTCATCAATTACCAGGGCATGGATTTCTTCAGGTTGTGGGGCGCGTCCGGTGACCTGCATGATCTGCATCCCAATCTGCTCCATCACTGGCATGGAAAGCTCAGGGATAGGAGACGGGTTTACAGACCAGTTCTTTTCCCCATTGGCCGGAAAAAGAAGATCAGCCATCCGGGCACTGATGGTATTGACTTTCGTTTTTGTAATTGACATGAAAGCCTTGGACCGATAAGGGCTAATCTTTGACTCCACGTCTGGATCATACTCACCCTTATATTGGCGCAAGTCCTTTAGCCAGTCCTCTTCAATAAAATTGGCACGGTCGCGTTCTGCTTCACCAAACATTTCAAATAATGTATTCCCCAAGTTGGTCACATGATCACCCAACAGGTTTTCATCAGGTGATGTGTCGGACTGGGAAATATGCTCATATGTTTGGTTAAACTCTTGTTCTTCTTTTTCACGCTGTTCAATCATTATTAATAACCACCCATGGAATCAGCCGGACCGTGATAACGTTGTTTCGGCACACGACGGCTCATTTTTTTAAAAACACGCCCCTCGGACAATTCCAAGGCGGCATACTGCAACGCATCATGAACATGACTAAAAATATTTTTGTCGGGAGTTTCCTTAAAACGATCACCAACACGAGCAGATGTTAGAATTTTTCCATACCTGTATTCGCTGATAAAACCTTTGCGAAGAATCGTACAGTTTGAAGATAGTAAAAACCCTGGCTCTTTGCCGTTTAACTTATGGAGAAAGTAATTAACTGCTTCGCGCCGGGCCAAACCATTATTAGTCTTAGCAGTGCGTATTGGAAAACCGGCACGCTTAAGAATATCAAATGCACTTTTTTTGTCATTCTCACTTCTGGTTGTAGATGCCGGATCTACAATCAGCATGAAACGAAAGTTGGCATAATTGGTTTTAATCTTCGGCCATAAATAATTATGTGCGAAAGAATCGATTGATGTGTCTTCTGTGACAATCTCATCAATCACAACCAATTGACCAGTCGGTGTAAGTTGACAAAATGCAGCAGCCGGGGTCAAACCACAGTCCACGCCAATGATCAATGGCAACGCTGGCATGGGTTTAATTAAGTGCGGACTACAATGCAGGGTATCATTATAAGATGGAAAAACTGGTTTGCCTTGACGGGCCATCCCATAATTATTAAGGATGAAAACATTTACCCAATCCGCGTCAGCACCAGACACCATGTCCTGGTAGTATTCTTCACTTAAGTTTTCAATGTTATCCGCGTCCGGGTTTAGTTTGTACCAGTTACCATCATTATCACACACAAACCCCTCACGCTCATGACAGATGAGCAGTGCCGGGGGCTGAGAATAAAAACTGTGATTTGCTGGTTTATTTTCTTCAGCCAGTTTATAAAGCCAGTGTTCTGTATCAACGGAGTTGTAGTCACAGATAATAAACGGGCTGACCGGCTGAATGTTCTGCTTCTTTTTTAGAGGGAAGCGATTAATACGCGACTTGAGCATCTGATGAACCTGCTGCGGCATTTCTGCAGCTTCGTTCATGTGCGCGCCGGTCAACTGAAATGATTGCAGCTTGTTTACTTCCTCTTCACGATCAAGGGCAATAAAGAATAGTTCCATGTGCATTTCAGTCCCATCAGCTAAGGGGAGACGTATCTCACCACGGATTGGAACATCGTAAACAATCTTAATTAAATTCTGGAACCATTCTTTCCATGATTTAACTACCGTGGTCTTAATCGCTGGGTAAGTTGACCGAAGGATTGCATAACGACTCTGTCGTATGTTATCAACAATTATAGGCTGCCTCATTGCATTCATAAATAGATGCATAATACAGCCGGAGGTTTTGCCGGAATTACCAGTCACAAAGATTTTATTATTGTGACGAGCCACAAAATAACTGGTCGGAACAGTGAAGCAGTATTGAAAACCATCAGTAGATGATACTGTTTCGCAAGAGCAATTATGGAACGTCGTAGAGTCGCCTGTAAGAAGGGTGACGGATACTACGTATGAATGTTCAACATGCGAAATAGTAGCATGATGGCCCAGCGTATGCGCCACAAACTGGATAAAATCAGCATCCCGCTTATGCGGGGAGTGATACCTCAGATAATTATCACCCCAATATTTTAACTCATCAAAAATAATTTGCGCCTGAGCCTGGGTGATGGTCCACCAAACAGGGCCGTACTGTTTGGATCGAAGCGGCGCTTGAAAAGTAATAACATGCTCGCCATGCTGGTTTGTGTGCGCTTCCCAGGAACGCTCAGCCAAAGTCAATAAGTGTTTGACCCGCTCAAGCTTGTATGAATAACGAAAACGCATCACACAAGAATTAGTGCTTGCCTCTGTGAAAAGACCCTCAGCATGCACAGCTACCATCAGCCGCAGATCCGGCTCAGACAAATTTATTCCAGGCTGATTAATAGACAGCTTGATTGTAGTTGGAATACGATACTTCAGGCCCTCTGTCCCTTGCGCTATTTTGTCTGCAATATGTTGAGCGGAACACTCATGAAAAACACCACGCCAATCGTAATATGGTACTCTATGGTCAGGTGACAAAACCATATCAACCGTATTGGCATTGTAAATATGAAAAAGAGGTTGCTCCGCTGGAACCTTGATGTACGCCTGTGGTTTGACAAAATTGATGTGTTGAATTTCGGGGTGCCATTGCGCCACCAGATCACGCTTGGCGTCATACTCAGAAATTTTCTTCCAGCCGCCAGGAGTTAAAAACTCACTTTCAGGTGGCAGGCACCCAACCGGGCCTTTTACGAATATATAACGATTTGGATCACGATGTACTCTTGCAAATGTGCTATTTGCTATGTAGTCAAGTTGCACAATTTATTCAACAACAACCTTATAGAAAAAGAATGAATGTTTACCACCTGAAGCAGTGGTAACCTCAAATACCAGTGAGTGGTTGCCTTTCAATAACTCACCTGGATATTGTAAACGAACCTTGACTGTGTTGTTTTCAACCTGAGAAGAATCAACAAGATTTGTTGTTGATTCAGTAAAGTCATTGATATGATCAGAGAATCTAACCTTACCAAAAAATGAACGAATATTACATGCCGTGATTGTCTCACCGTCTGGAATAGCGTCTGAAAAGTCAAAAACGAACGGACCCCATTGATCGCTATAATAACGGATGAGAATCGTACCGAGCGGAAAATCCATTTTAAGCAGGATCAGGAATACCTACAGTAAAGGCAGTCAACGTGAAAGTGTTTCCGTTTGAAACGCCTTGCGAAGCATCAAGCGGACCAGTAGCAATAATTTCCGAATTAGAATCTTTGGTAAGAGCATAATGGGTCGCGGTCCCATCTCCGGTTACATTACCATCATTGATGGCCGCCACCGTAACTTCACGACCACCACCAGAACGGTTGGCGGGGGCGCCAATACTCGGTGAAGCCTTGCTACCCAAAGCATATGCAGCAATATTTGACCAAGTTAAACCTGGGTCGTCAGAAAGAAGATAGAGCTTTTCTGTATTGTTTATAATATAATTTAAACCATTATCGAAAACATTATCCGATAGTGCAGACATTATTTATTCTCCTAAATTTTAAATAGGAATTTGTGATTAGGCTCAAATGCAATAAACGATTGCGCCAGATCATCAGATGAAAAATCAAACACGGATGGTGGCGCAATAAAGATACGTTTCACAGGAAGAGCATTGAATGCTTCAACTGTGGTGAAGAAAAAAATCATTTCTGGAATTGTAAAAACGGGGGGCTGCGCGGTAATATTGTTAGCCACCAAGTGGTAGATAACATGAATCTGTGAGGGCTGAATAACCGGCGCAGGCGTCACAATGCCAGATGGTGCAAGATGATGATCCTGCCTAATGGTTGGCGCCGTGATAACCGGGGCGGCTGTTTCAACCGAAAGGGCAGATATATATACAATGGCAGTTAATTCAGGCGCGCCTACAATTGGCACGTCCGCGACAATAGCTCCAGCGCCAAGATTATAAATATGACCAAGTACTGGCGCACCAAGCACAGCCGCCGAGGTGATAATGTCTGATGCAATTAAATTTACAGGGACTTTACCACCGAGCCATTCGTCATAAGCAGTATTAATAAAATGGCTTTGATTAGTACTTTCAAAAATAGACACTGTTGACATCAGCAGTCCTTATTCGTAGTGGTAAAGTTTACATAGACCAAGAAACCGCAAGGCCCGTAAGCCCTGTCTTTACAGCCCTTCATCAACATAACTTGCCAGCGCATCCGCGATCACCGCCAGCTGGTCAGCCCGATCCTCGTAGTACTCCCACTGGTCGCCGCAATACTGGGCGTGGCGCAGAGCCTTGCGGTGCTTGTCTCTGAACCACTCCAGACGCTCGCTGACTGCTCGGTAATCTCTGATAAGAGCAGCATGTACTTCTGCTAAGGATTGATATTTTCGCTCAATATCTTTCATCTTTACAGTCCCATCGAATCAAGCGCTGCTTCCTTAGCCTTCACTTCGTAGGCAACCTTGACCTTTCCGTCTTCCATCACTTCCCACTTTTCAGGCGGCAGTTTAACGGCTTCCTGGTCCTGGGCCAGCATCGGTTTTTCGTCCACGATCTGAGCTGGCCGCGGATCAATGGTTTTAGGCGTCAAGCCTATCTCCGTGCGCCCATCGCGGTATTTGCGAACATAACGCTTGCCAACATCAAAAGAAGCGACTAGTCTTCCCATATTTCCACCTTTACGATCTTGTTTGGATCAAAGCCACTATCCACACTTGCCATGTTGCGGGTTGTGCCATTTTTAGTACTCATCAAGTGCAGACCAGTGACTGGAACATCGGTGAGTAGTTTTATAGATAAACCTGTAAAATCTGCAGAATTTCCTGCTCCTGACATGCTCAAATAAAATACTTCACTACTACTCCCCATAGTTGAATAAAAGGTTGTATCAAAAGTACCTGAAGGAATATCAACTCTACCTATATTGTTACTGGCATTTCTAACTCGAAGAGTTGCTGTAACACTCCCAGAAATTGAGAATTTCAAGATGCTACCAAGTTGTAGAACACTACCACGAGTAACACCACCATCAGAACCAATTACTTCAAAAGAATCACTATCGATAATACTTCCACCAGCTGCGGTGTTCCACCCACTGGTAAAATCAAGTGGTTGCGGGATCTTCTCGCTTCCTAGTGCTTCACCACCACCAGCCGCTCCACCGTAGGCAACGGCTTGCTTTCCAGCGTCATCAGTGAAGACAAACTTGTACGGCGTGCTCCCGGCATCGGTCCCGGCGTAACTTGAAAAGTCAATGCTATCATGGAAGAACATTACCTCGCCGTCACGAGTGGATATATGCAAATCACCAGAAGCAATAACGCTCTCATACTCAAGCATAGACAGCGTGCCTTGGGAGCCTGCGTTCACAATCCAGTTGTATGATCCATCGCTGTCAGGGAAAGCGTAAAAATCAAAGTTGTCGCCAACGGCAGGCGTCTCAATCTCAATCCCTCCATCAGAACCAACCCAACTCCCATTGTAATAAATCTTATCCCCTGAAGCAGGAGCTAAACGAAAAGCCCCTGCACCAGCCGCACCAATAACAATGTGACCATGCAGTCCGGCGGCAGCGGTGGGCAAAACCTGGATATTGTCTGCTGTTTGCCCATACGTACTTAGCAGACAACCCTTACAATCACTAACAGATAAATTTCCAGACGTTGGAATAAAAACAACTTTAAGCCCCGCACTTACGGACCCGCTGAAATTGATCGCGGACAGTCCTTCCAAGTAACTCTTGATAGCGGCTTTGAGATTGCTCCATAGTAACTTCTTGGGATTATTGTTATCCGCTGAATCAACCAACCCCAACAAGTCATTATCAACCGGAGTGGCCTTACTGGCGATATTAATGAGCATGGCACTGTGCCAAGCGGCACCGCCCTCGGCTTTTACATAGCCTTCTCCCATTTCCTCGTCGGCCCAGGTCCATCCATCCAGGGAGCCGGCCGGAGGGGAATATGCAGGAAAACTCAAGAAGCAAAGCCTGAGTCTCGTACAATACGCTGGATGATCAATATAAAGAACGATTTTGCCGTCTTCTACGCCAACGTAAAGATTGGTCAATTTATTTTGGGCAGATATAGAAAAATACCGGGGTTGATGAGGCGCACCCTGGTAGTAATACCACGACAACATCGCCAAGGTGCTGTTGGTATAGCTGTCCAGATCCCCTTCGATTCGGACAGCGCACATATAATCCCCAATGGGGATATTGGTGAATATCTTGTATCCATAAGTTGCCATTCCTGAATGGGAAATACGTAAAACTTCAACTTCATGGAAATTCTCAAGCTTTAGATAGTCGCTGTCATGATCGTGAGCATCTGAGGCTGCTCCAATATCGCTGGGCGTCAGCTCGTCAGATCCACCACTGGCGTGAGTGCTTTTGTGGGCCGTAGGGGTACGCGCATCACTAAGACGTGAGTCGTTCCCCTGGCAAACGGTGCCCGCTGTCGTCCCAAAATCTTTGTTAAAAGCCGTGTTCTTGGCGAAGACCGGCTCATATATCGCATCAAAATAGCTCTTGAGCGTCGCCTTGAGGTTCGTCCAGGTCAACTTCTTGAGGGCGCCCGACGCCCCAGAGTCGCTCAACGCAACCGTATCCGCATCGACTGGGGTGGTCTTGGCGGCAGCCCCATTAAGGGCTGCACCTACATTTTGGGCATCAGTTACATCAGCGCCCGCCTCGATGTCGGCCAATTTGGAAGCCTGGGCTGCCGTCATTAGTCCCTTTTGGCTGGCCGTTGCGTCCTGAATATCGTCAGTACCGTCAGTGTGGGTGCTGGCGTGAGCCTTGACGGGTGGAAGAACCAACTGCCACATTAACCCAGCTACTCCTGAATCAAGAAGATCAGGAGAAGATTCAGGATCGGTAGACGCTATTAGGTTATAGCACCGGGTGGCAATACCATCGTTGACGATGGCTACATCGCCTTCCGTTAAGAAAGTAGCTATGTTGTTGCTGATATTCTGAACCGAATCAGGATCAGCCGCAAGAATGGATTTTGCTGGATAAAATTTAGCCATATTATTGCATCTTCCTGTATTTGTTCCAAGGTACCCATCCACCAACGCGGACGGCTAAGTACATAATTTGTCGGCGGGCCGCGGAAACACCAACGTTCTTCATAGCCAGAAGAAATATTGTATCTGCGGTGCGGCGCGGAAAATCGCCAGAAGCATAGAGATAATCATGTAAGATGGCCGGTCGGTTGTAACGACCGAGCTTGGGAATAATCGGATGAGTAATTCTTGGGATACTGGCAAAATCAGTGACGAACCCGGTTGGCACTGAATATAGCCGGGTAGATCCATCTGAGAATGTTAAAAGAGTATCAAGAGGTTGATGAAGAATAAATTTTTTACCATCGAGCGAATTATAAAGAAGGGGATTATTTAATATTTCAGTGTTTGTAATCATTCTTCGTCCAATTCCTCTTCCCACTCATCACCCATGGTTAAAGCAGCTCGTCGCTTTTGCTCTATTGCCATGGCTTCACGTTGTGCCTTAATTTGATCCACGCTATCGGACTGCTTGGGAACCTCAATATTAATAACGACGGGTTTTTCATCCGTGGTCTTCAATTCCATTGCCTTGAGGCGTGGGAAACAATAATCCAGTAAACCTGTTGCAATACGGGTTTGCAGCCGTAGGCGTTTATCCAGATCCTGGATACCCTCTGCTTTCTGGTATATCTCGATAATTTCCTTGACCACATTGAATTTATGTGTCTTTTCAAGCCGCTCAAGGAGTAGACCGGCTCGCTTCATTGTCACCATGCCTTTCTTGTAAGGTTCGTGTTTTCGTGCTGTATTAGCACGGTCACGGGCGATCCAATCTTCCCGTTGCTGGATACGCTGGCCTAATTGTTTCACTTCGGCCTTTTGTCGACGGATAAACTTATTTCTGAGATTGACCTTCTTGATATGAGCGACGCGCTTCGCGTTGCGTTCCCGACGCCACCGTTCGCGTAATGTTATTCCACCCATGAACCTTTCCAGCGGAGAGAGTTATCGCTTACTTTTTAACCTCCTGTATTTTTCCTGCTCGTGAAATGAGAGGGAAAGACTCCGGCCCGGAATGGCCGGGGCTGGAACGTAAAAGCAAGATTGTGTATCCAGATCCACCAACACGAAGTAATCGATGGTTCCGGGAGCGTAGTGACACCCCCCACCCATCGACACCTTCTTGTGGCGTGTGTCTATTACCAACCGCCCCGTGGAGGGGGTCCTGCTGGCGGTTTTAATTTGCAGTCGTTTGAAACAACCCGGACTTATTTCAACCAAAAGGTCGGCGATGCTGGCTGCGCTGAGGGGAAGATAAATATTGTACCCCTGATTCAGCAGATCAAAAATAACAAGCGATTCGGAAAGGTCACCGCATTGGTGAGAATTACTTGGTCGCCGCACCACCACTACGGCGGCGGGCTTGTCTCTTAACCTGCACGACGGTCAAGAGATAATCCAACGAATCATACGACAGGGCGTACTTCTCCCGCAAGGTCCGGGGGTCGGTGATCCTCCCCGCGACTACATCCTGGTAGAAGCGGGGCCAAATTTTTGCAAAGCGACTAAACTCAAAATCATCAATTTCATCCCAGGGGGATGAAGTTACCTGTGACGAAGGCCACAGGTCAAAATCGTCGTAAATGTCTGTAATCACTCAACTCGTTCCTCCAACAACTCTAATTTTACCCCAATTATACCACGGTTCTGGTATTGTGTCAAGCATTTTTTTAAAAAAACCCACCCAGCATAGGTCCAGGTATTGATGCTGGGTGGGGGATGTTTTTTGTAAAATCATGATGCTGGGAAGGCAAGAGCCAGCACACACCCAGGTGTGCTGATCTTGCTGTTCGCAGTTAATTATTTTTATTTTACTGATGATAATACCTACACCCCTTTAAGGGGTGTAGGTTATTTTAAAAATGCTGGATATAGATTAATACCAATACCCCCCAAGGGGTATTGGTTAATTATTATATTATATTATTTATTATTAATACCAATATCCCTTTAGAGGGATATTGGTTAATTAATTTTATTATATTATTAATTATTAATACTGGACATAGATTAATTAATTATTACTCCACCACTTTGGGGTGGTGGAGTAAATTAATTTAATTAATATTAGTATACTATAATATTATTAATACCAATACCCCCCCTTAAAGGGGTATTGGTTAATTATTATATTATATTAATAATTAACCAACCCCTTAAAGGGGTTGGTATTAAATGATACTATTAATAATCTAATTAATAAGTAAAATAATTATTTTTAACATAAGAATTATTATTAATAATAATTATCCCCCCCCCCTCCGGGGGGTTTATTTAATCGAGCGGCGGTATTCCCGCCCCTCGCCGCCGCGACGCGGCTTTTAAAAATACAAAGCGTAACGCTTTGGTTCCAGAATTAAATTTTGTGACCCATACCACCATATAGGGTAGGGGGAGTTATTTTAAAAACCAAAGCATTAGAGCTTGATTCTGGACATTAATGACGGTAGGAAGTTGTGTGTGCGGGGTACCCTATGTAGTTTTGGCTGGGTCCCTCCGCGATAAGGACCGTGGCACCCCGGCACCAAGCCCCCCCCAGGGGGTGGCGGTGCCTGAATACTTAAAGACACCCTGCCCTCCTCGCCAGCGAGCGAGGCTAAACGCCCACTTGATCCAGCAGGATACTTCAGTACAAAGATGCTACATTGTAGTATTATGTAGTGATACCAGAGTGTTAAGGATTAGATTAGTGTTGTGTTGGTTACAACAGGCTTATCTATCCCACAAGTCTTGATCGTCACCTGGGCGTGAAGGTCCATCCAGCATCCTGTCTGCAACAAGATTAATGTATAGACAATGTTAATATAAAGTATCGATACTATCTATTCAATCTATAGATAATGTTGATATAAAGTATATACAATGTATATACATTGGAAACACCTACACCCCTCAAAATCAATCCCTACCTAAGTCTTTAGAATTATTTTAATTTCACATCAAATCTTCCCCAAGATATTTTGCTGATACAGTCTCACACAACATCCTTAATGATAATAATTACTTTTAACATTTTAGTGCATGCCACCTGCACTATGTGCTGGTACTGTGCTGGATAATTTTTTTCCTTTATTTTTTCGGAGACTTATTGATTTTTTTATGCTCAGGAGGGATTTTTTTAAAAAAACCTCTTGACATGGCTTAACCGGGCTTGCTATAACACGACCCAACGCTGGCGTTGTTCTTTGACAAACAGGTGGTAGTGCTGAACAGCCGACTGGAGCTGAACTGATCAAACCAGACACCCCAGACAAGCTGGGATGCTTGGGGCGACGATGGTCGGGGACATCTCATTGCGATTTGCTCCCTGGCGCAAGGGGAAGGTTGGCTCAGTAGGGACTACTATCTCATAGAAGAAAGGCGGGACGCCGCGCAAGCTTACGACCAGCAGATTACCTGGGACCGGACGGCGCGGCATCATCCTGCTCAAGTGTCATTGCTGCCATCAGCAATTGCTGGTGGTGCTGGTCGGTTTAAGCCTGGCGGTCAGTGCCGACGGAAAGCATGATGCGCCCTTTTGCTGTTGTTGCTTTGTCACAGGTCATCCCGATGAGGGTGACCTGGAGCAAACCAGCAACCTTTTAACCTCACTAAAAGGGGGTTATGAAATGAGAAAAGACACACTCAAGAAAATGTTGGAAAGCGGTCAGCTCGCCTCAATGATAGCTGAGGCGGCAACAGGTGAACAGTTAGCTACTCCAGACGCGCTGTGGAATTATCTCAAACCGTATTTCGCTGGTCAGGGTGATAATACGGTTGAACGGTTTGTTTGCGTTTTTCTTAACGCAAAAAATCGCGTTATTGCAATCGAAACAGTGGCAACTGGTACAATTACGGGTGCCGCTGTATATCCTCGTGAGATTTTGAAACAGGCCTTTGCCATTGGCGCATCGGCTGTGATTTTTGCCCATAATCACCCGTCAGGGGATACCAAACCTTCCATTGCTGACAGGGCACTTACGAAAAAACTTGTTTTTGCTTGCAAGTCTGTTGATATAACAGTTTTTGATCATATGATCCTCGGCGGAAACAAGTATTTTTCTTTTGCAAACGATGGATTGATAGCACATTTTAACACCGCCTTTAATTCCTTCATGGAGGGGGACTAATGCGTTGGGAAGATAGAGTTTTTGAAAAAAGAGGAACGGATGTTCGAGTTTGCTTGGGTACTATTGGCGCTACCAGCGAAGGCACCTGGACGGTGTTGTGCTGTAAGAATGAAAAAGCAGCAGAAATGCTGCTTGAACAACTTAAGCAGGCTGTAACTGATATTTACACATTCTAAAACAAAAAAAAGGGGGGGGGGGGAATGACTAAGAAGAGATTTATCATCATAAACGAGCAGCATTCGCTGCTCCCGGATCAGGAACGCGCCCTGGGCGAACATTGGTCCAGTGGGTATGAAACAGAAATAATCAAGGTCCCGCCAGAAGGCTGGACTTATGAAAAAATGATTAAAATTGCCGGGAAAATATCATCCGGCGCAAACGACAAGAAAATCGACTCGCCGCCCTGGCCTGACGTGGTGGTGATTTTTGTCTCACCCGTACCAGCGCTCATGCTGCTGCTGGCCCGGCTACATAGGTATCTGTCCCTTGAGGCGTTGACATTCCACAATGACAAAAGAGTCGCCAAAGAGGTGCCCGACGGTAAGGGTGGGGTAAAACTCATCCATACGGTTGCACCGGATGGATGGATGATAGTATAATCTGTTTTGGACGTCCGTTGCTACGGACGGGCGGCGTCCGCCTAAAACGTAGCACTTCCGGCAAAGGCAGGTTCAAATCTTGCCAGTGGTGGACCAGCGATCCCATAGCCGATGATGGGACGATGGCAAGCCGGATAAAGCCTGCCCAGGCAATAAACGGGCTGACGCCGATAAATCGGCTACCGGCGGACAAAGGTCAACCCGCCGGGAAAACGAGTCCGCCGAATCGGAAAGGCGCCGGTTACAAACCGGAAAGCGGGAGTCGGAGCCCGCCGGATTCACAGCACAACACAACACGAAACCCATCTGAAATAGTGGGTTTTGTGTGATAATGTCAACAAACTAACAATAAAAAGAGGGGGGGGGCAATTATGAAATACACCTACCGTACCACCACTGTTGATTTGGTTGACACCGGCGATGGCTCGATCCTCGACGGTGCTTGGTTGGCTGGGGAATGCCGGGGTGTACGCCTTGGCATTTACATTAATGCTAATGATGGATTGTGGACTGGTTACCGACTGAGCGACCATATTGCCTGGACCATCGACGATGATCTAAAGGCTGCCGGGATTAAACCTGACAGTAAACGAGCAACTGAATTGCTCAAATCTTGGGTTGCTGCCACCAAGGCCCTTTGGCCGAAAATCGTCAGGGACCAATTGAAAGGGGAAAATCATATCAGATGAGTCTTGTTGATGATGTGTGCGAAACACTCCTTGAGTGGCTACTATTGATTGATGTAGCCACTCTTTTTTTCATCCAATAGCTGCCATCTGGCACACATTTTGACTTATGTCAAAGTGAGTTGAGGCTTTATCCAACCTATCAGTTTTACTGGTGGGTTGACGTAAATCTTCAACTAAAACTTCAACAATAAAATGGGGGTCGCTATGAGATTAAAACGTGGCATTTCCACCATTCCGGCTGGAGAAAATTTTGTCCATGTTTTAGCAACATTTCGCCTTGTTCAAGGCAAATATTCAATGACTGATACTATCCCATTAACAGTTTATTCAGATTTATCTGATTTGAATCAAGCAATAAATGCAAAGGTGGAAGTTTTACAAAAACGTTATGATGAAGTTTGTTTTTCCGGGTTACTCTAACAAAAAGGGGGAATACCATGAGAGCAAAAAGGCAAATAGTTACTCCGGTAGTCCAAAACATGGTTTGTGAGCCATTTTCGGCCCTTGCCTATGATGATTGGGCCTACCACCAGAATGTACTTGGTGAAAAAAGCCCCCGTGAGGGACGCTGGACAGTTACTCACATTCCCTCTGGTCGGGCTGTTCGACATTTTTCAAGCAAAGAAAAGGCCAAACAACTTGCCAAACAATTGGGATTACAGATGACAGAAAAATGGGACGGCAAAGGAATAGCCCCAGTTAAATTTATCAGCGATGCCCAGGATATTTGTCAATCCAGCGAGGAGATGTAATGGTAACTTATTATAATAAGAAAATGGATTTTGATGTTACCAGAACCTCTTTTAAAACCAATTACAGTTTTATTCGTCGGGTTGCAGTCCCAGGCCAACCTGGGAAGAAAAAGACAACCATAATTCAGGTTACAAGAAAAAGGAAATGTAACAATGAATAGTGCATTAAAATTTGTTGCATCCAAGGTCTACAATCTACCTGAGGATCAGGTAACAAATGAAATGCTTCGTAAGGTGGAAGAGGCAGCCCACTCGGCTGCCCGTAGCTTGGAGTTGCGTGATCAACTGGCAGCCCTTAAGCGCCAAATAAGTGCCCAAGAAAAGCGCGTTTTCAATGCACAAACACGTGAAGCACGGGCTTCAGCTCGGCACTACCTCCGGGCACTATGCGTCGAAGCTGCACGTCTTGAGCATGGAATAACGGCCCTGGATAATTTAAGGGAATAAAATTATGATACAATTTTTGAAAGATATTTTACTTGTTTCTTGGAGTATTATCATAATTTATGCAATCACTATTTTAGCCTTTTTATTCTAATAAAGGAGGTAATACTTTGATTCAAGAGATATTGTGTAAGCCATTTTATACGCATGATTCTTGTGCTAATTGCCAATTTATGGGACATGCTTTTTATCAAAGTGAAACTAAATTTCCGGCTGATTTATACTGGTGTATTGACACTATTATTATTCGTTTCGGAAATAATCCATGGGATTATGTTTCTGCACATTTAAGCACAGCCCTCAAATTAGCGCTCTCTGACGTCTTTATCGGTGTTAATATGTGGAGGTATGCAATAAGTAAATTAATAAAAAAGGGTGTGCTTACTCACGAAAAACTTGGTATTGCAATACAAGGATGCTTATAAAAATGGTTATAACTTTTCAACCAATTTGGTATTCTTGTAATGGAACCATTCCATTATTTGATCCATTTCATGATGAAAAATATTTCAGAATAGTCGAATATCTTTTTATACAATTCTTCTAAGAATAAAAAAACAAGGGGGGGGGGTGATAACATAATAAAGTTACCTCAACCAGTCCTTGAGCGGCTGGATAAAATTTGGCGTCTTTATAAAAGAGGCGCAACGGAAGGTGAACGCGCCGCCGCCAAGGGGCGCATCAAGGCCATTCTTAATCAACATGAAATTACGTGGAATGATTATCTGACCCACCGGCAACAAAAATCTTCCCAAAGCAGTACTGCGGTTGAATATCAGAAATTCCGTTTCCAGTACAGTAATAGGCACGAGAAAGACATTCTTGTCGATTTTCTCGGGTCTTATTTTGGCGGTCGGTTTATGGCCATGTCCAAAGGTCGCCATCGTTGGATGGATGTTTGGTTGCCACGGACAGACGGTACAGCGCTATCCGACCGATGGGCCGCTCTGCGCCGTAGATATAAATTGCAAGTTGAGTCTGAAATAAAAGAAATTGCTCGCAATTTTCGAATCACGGCACGTCGGGAAGGTCAAAGCATCTAAAAGGAGAAAACAATGATTGATCAATTCGAAGGCGAAAAAAACATTGGCTTTGTGGACATTCCTGATGAATTGCAGCGTGATCCGATTGCTGCAATGGAGTTTGCCAAGTGCCCCAAACAATATGACTTGGTCCCTTTGATGATGACTGGATCAGGTCGTGCTGTGCCTGATCAAATGGCTGTTGTTGATCACGATGGTCATTATTTGGGTGTCGTTGGCCGAGGCACAACGATCTTGCAGCCTGATGTCCTTGCAGGTATGGCCAAGGAATTGATCGATCATTCTGCAGCCCGGCTGGAAAAAATTATTAAACTCCACGATGGAGCTACAATCGGGTTGACTTTCCATCTGCATACCATTGAGCCAATCCCAGGTGATGCCACTCATATGAATTTTCTGTTGCTCAACAACGCAACAAACCGTCTCGCATTGCAGGGGCGGTCCATGGGCCATAGGGTTTTTTGTTCGAACCAGATTGCTACCAGCACTAAACTATTTAGTCTAAAGCACACAAAGTTTGTCTCAGATCGTGTTAAAACAGCTCTGCTGATGCTCAAGTATTACGACCGTGAAGTACAGACGTTTCAAACCAATTTGCGTAAATTGGTGGCGTTTCGTCATGGCACAGTCAAGAACCAGCTGGAGTGGTTTGAGCGGACACTATTACCGGAGCCTCGTGAAGATGATACTCCGCTGACCCTGGCCCGTCGAAATAATATCCTGACAATCTTCGTTGAGCTGTTGGAAAATGGTCAGGGGGTTGAGTATCTCGGATCTGCTCGTGGGACTGGTTGGCATACCCTCAATGCGCTGACTGAGTATGTTAATCATCATCGTACCACCAGGGTTACCCAGGGACGTTCCGAAGCGGACGTCCGGTGGCAATCAGTGACGCTGGGGACTGGTGATAAACTCATGCAGCGTGGCTTTAAGTCCCTGCTGCAGTTGGCCCAGGCGGCATAATAATTTGCTGGTGGCTGGCCGAACGGCTGGGAAGGTGACGTGCTTACGTCTGGATAAGCAGCTTAACGAACTGCCCACCAGCATTTCAGCTAAGGATAATCAAAATGTGCTTATTTACTGTTCATAAAAAAACTCAAACGGCAAAATCAGGATGGAAGGTTTTTGATATTTTTAAGGGACATAAGGATTATGACTATGTTTGTCCTGAGTTTTTTCGCATAGACAAGAATCAACCCATTCCCACTGAACGATGGCTTGAAGATCCTTGTGAAATGTTTCTAAAAGCAAAATCAGGAGAACTTTATAGGACCGGATTCCATGTTTTCAAAACCAAAACACAAGCAAAGCGTTGGAAGAGTTATGGTCAAGTAGTTTGCGAAGTTTTAATTGACAACATTGTGGCAAGTGGCTTGCAAGAGGTAAGTTATAATAATAGGGCGATTGTTTTTGTTGCAAAAAAGATTTTCATAAAAAAACCATATTAATAAACAGAGTGTCCACCACCTCTGGTGGTGAGCGTATTAAGATCGAACTGAGAAGTAATGCTTCTCCCAAACCTCAATGAATTTTGCTAAGGTAATTACAGGTCTGTCACTTGTCCATTGTGAGATGGATGTTAGAAATTTTAACGATTAACCCTCAATTAAAGTTGTTTGGAGGCCGCATGCTGAAGGGATGTAACTGTGAATTTACACTTAAAAACCCAACCACCCTACCCCGGCTTCGCGGCACGATTCGTAGTATTGATGTTCCACGCAATCGTGCATGGGTCACCACGTCGGGCAATGACACCTTTTGTGTTCCGCTCCGCTGCATCCGGCCCTTCCGGGCCAAGCAGCCGATGCGTAAAACTGACACGCAATCACAGTTGTGATGGGGGTCTAACACAAAATTCCATTTGACATTAGATGGAACAATGTGTACAATGCCCCTGGACATTATACTAAAAATAAGGGGGCTACATGAAGGAAGATGTAAAGAAACTGGCGTGGCTGGCCAGCTTCGTTGGGCTGGCTCGGCAGGAATTGGGTGACATCAGTCTCAGTCAGCTTGCAGTGCTGCTGAAAATCATGAGTAATGAAGGTATCACTCAACCTGAGCTAATGGATCAATTTAACATCCACCAAGGATCACTCAGCCGGATCGTCGGAAAACTGGGTTACTACATGGCCCGGCGGTCCGATGGTGGGTTTGACCGCCGGGGCCGGGGGTTGGTTGAAAACCGAATGGACACCCGTATTGACACCCGGCGCAATGCGGTCTTTCTGACCGAGAAGGGCAAGCAACTTAGGGATCTATTCTTTTCAACCTTTAAACAATTAGAATAGGGAGAATAGGATGGAATGTATCTTGTGTCCAGGAGAACTTAATGAAATGCGACTCGCCCTTGATGGGGGAGTCTTTTTATCCTTTCTCGATATGGAAAAATGCTGTCCTGGCGCAAACTTATCTCCAGAGCAGCAAGACCAACTGCTCCAGTATAAATCATCTTTTGAAACACTTGTGAGAGAGGTGGTAAATTGGTGTGAACAACAAGAAATATTTCAGTCCGACCCTGGCTGTTGGGGCTTCCCAGCGCTGGGTGCATGAGGAATGTAGTGCTGGAAAAGACCCAGCCCTGGTAGTAACACGCTATCCAACAGGCTGGGCATTTTTATGTCATAGGTGCGGCTGGAAAGGTTGGCAGCCCATTAAAGGGCTGCCACCTGACCAGACAATCAAATTACTGAAGCAGACTCAACAAAATAATACACAACAAAAAGGTAGTCTGAAGTTACCCGATGACGTAACGCCCATTCTTCCACCAGAGTGTTGGGCGTGGTTAATGCAATACGATATTACCGAGGACGAGGCGCGACGCTATCGCTTTTGTTACAGCCCGCGCCTCACATCATTAATCCTACCGATTTACCGGGAAAACAGGCTTATCTATTATCAAGCCCGGTCTTTTGGGCCGGGCAATAAACAAAAATACCTGAATGTAAAGGGACGCGCCAGGGGGCGCGTCTTTTTTGTGGCGGATAAAATCCGGGATGACGATCGCCGGGTGGTCCTGGTGGAAGATATTGTTAGTGCTATTAAAGTCAACCGGGTCACCAATGCCATGGCCTTGCTCTATTCGCATATCCCCATGGATCTGGTGATCAAGTTAATAAAACGTAATCGTGACGTCATTATTTGGCTGGATCATGATAAACAACATGTGGCACTACGTTGTGTGAGTAAAGCACGGTCGTGGGGTTACCCTGTGCGGATGATTGATACACCAGCAGATCCGAAGTGTTATGACCCGGAAGCTATCGAAAAAATTTTATCCTAACCTATGCCGAAAGGGATTGTATTACTATGACCACTTTTAATTTAAGGGATGATGATTCAGGTTATCAATTTCTCACTGCCCTGTTTCAGCTTCGCTGGGTAGAAAAACAGGAGGGTGAGATGACGTTTCATATTGGACAACGATTTTACCATGACCAGGATGTGTATATTCTGGCGCAGGTCATGCCACTGCGGGTTGCTCTAATCAATCTACAGACAGGTAATCGCTGGAGTGATCCAGTGGCAGTACAGAATGTTCAGGCAATAACTTCTGAGGAGTTAGAGTATATCATGGCTGGAAATATTACATCTTTTTCTCTCATCTTTAAAGGAGTCGAAGAATAATGCAGGAATGTAATAAGTGTGCGAGTCAAACATGTAATTTTCACGCATCTGAAAATCGAACAGCTTATTATGGATTGGGTTGTGTTATCCATCGTGATGCACCCCCCAAAATGTTCGATGGCGTGGATATGTCAAGCCGTTGTAAAAATTATGTTCCTCTGCCCCGTCTTAGGCGCAGCCTCCTTGAAGCTGCAATGTCGTCTTCATCTACCAGTAATGATGCTGTGGTTACACTACTCCGTCGTTTTTGTTTGATCAAAGCATTTCAAAAACAGTTGGTGAAGCTAAATCGTGAGTGACCTGACGATCTTGCGTGGGCTTCTCAGCCGGGAGTATTTCGACAACTTCGCAGACCTTCTCCAGCGACTACCGACGCTTGAGTACGAAACACGTACAATCCTGAAAGCAATTAGTGATTACTACCAGGAGTATCCTGATGCTACTGGTTTGTCGCCGGATGAGTTGCGTGTTTGGTTTTGGGCGCGGAATAAAACAATCCGAGGGCGCGAAACGTACGAGGTACTCCTGGCTGAGATTAAGTCCCTTGAAATAACTAATACAGACCTGCTTCGACAGGAGTTAGTTAAAACTGCTGAGAGGCATTTAGCCACCGAGTTTTCCCAGGAGCTACTCAAAGTTATTGAAGGCCAGCAATCTCTGCGAGAGGTGCTGGCTCAATTTAATGAGACATTTACCAAACGTATCGGTGAGGTTGAAGAAGCTTCAAACGATCCGCTGAAATGTTTGGTGCGTGCCCCTGACACGGTGGAAGAGCTGCTCGCAGCAACTAAAATCGAGGGGCCACTGTGGCCAATTAAATTTCTTAATGACACAATCGGCCCAATTGCCGGTGGCAGTTTGGGTCATATTTTTGCGCCTCCAGAGACAGGAAAGACAAGCTTTGCTGCAGCTGTTGCCGCATACTGTGCCTACCAGTATCGCAACGATCCTCACACTATTTTATATATGGGGAATGAAGAGAAGATTGAAACACAGAAGCTGCGTTGTACGATCAGCCTTATTGGTAAACCCCATGAATGGATATTGGCTAATCCAAAAGAGGCAACTGAATTGTTCGTTGCTAAAGGTGGTAAAAACTTAATTTTCTATGGGGAACTACCCAGTGTTGATTTGGTTGAGGTGGCGGTTGATAAGCACAATCCCACCCTTGTTCTGCTGGATCAGAGTGTGAAACTATCCTTGGGCCGCAGGGGCACCAGCGAGATGGCGAAGCATGAAAGATTAGCTGCCATCTATAATAGATTACGGACCCTTGCAACGCACACAGGTACACGTATCCTTGGCGTCGGTCAAGCTGACAATAATGCTGCCAACAAGAAGTGGCTTAGTCTTCATAACATGGATGGTAGCAAAGTTGGTCTACCAGGGGAATTAGACTACGCAATTGGCATCGGTCGTGTTGATGATCCAGCACGAAAAACTCTACGATATTTTAATATTTGCAAAAACAAACTCCGTGGCATCCAGGATCGGGCCACGGTCCAGTTTGATAACCAACTTGTGAGGTGGTCACAATAATGAAGGGAAAAATAACGCAACTTGGCAAACTACAAATTGATTGTGCCGGGGAAATGAAGCCACAGTTTTGTCAGTATGACAAAACCAGATTGTGCGGGGATGATTGTGTGTTGTTTGGTGAGCCACGCTGGCTCGCTGTTAATGATGCAGCACTAAAGTTGTGCCAACGTGAGTATTACTTTACTAATTTTATAGATGAGCGGGGGAAACATGAGTGAACTAAAGGTTGAGATTGTCAAAATAGAAAAAATCTTGCCGCATGATAATGCAGACAGGCTTGAAATTGCTGTTGTCAAAGGGTGGCAAGTTGTGGTTCCCATTAGAATGAAAAATGGTTATCAATCTTGACGAAAAACGTCCCCACGTGGTCCTTCCGGGCCTATCAGCCGTTCATGTTGTCCCGCTACAACTGTTGCAGCGAATGGCAACCTGGGGAATAAAGGTCAGCGAAGTGGATGACTTTGACGACTTTATCCCGCTGATCATCAGGGAGTGGCTTGAAATAAAAAGGAAAGAGGATAGTCATTATGGATAAACAAACAGTTTATCACCAAGGAGGATACATGGGCTTTTACACTCGTATTAAAAACGATTTACTGGAAATTAAAAACCGGAGGGGGTTACGACGAAGGGTTTCTGTTGATGCCGTAGCGTTACGGGAACTACTTGACGACTATGAAAGACTTGACTCGGCGGCCAGGGCGCATCATGTAGTTGCTGGAAACTATGCGCCGTTGGAATTGATTCTTAGTGAGACACTACGAGCCTTGTACCATAAGAATCATGATAGCGAAAGGCTGATGCTGCTCGTCATGGAAATTCTAAAGTCGATGATTGAGGAGCGGGTTAAGCGGTGCAGCGTTGCGGCCACCACAGCTTCGGAGATGGAGGCTGCCCCGAAAGACTGCGGTTTTGCCAACATGCCCACCAAACCCATCGACAAAAAGAAGCTTGACGAGGCGATACAATCCCTTAGCCGCCGGGGGCGTGAAAGCCCCCCGGCAGAAAGGAAAGGCCAATGAAACTCGCCCGAGCCCCGATGCCGGTCGTGGAGAATGAGCAATAAAGAAGGTCGATAATAACGCTTTGCTGGCGGCGGCGTGGAAAATCGCAGACACGCATAGCGCGGGGCGCTCTCGACGGACGGCATGGCAGACGTGCCTAAGCCACCGCTTTTGAATATCGAGCAAACCTATAGCCAGATTAGCGACTGGCCTGCCAGCAAGACTAAAAGGAATCACCATGAAAAAGTTATCCGAACAAGAAATTGAAGATGCGTTAGAATTTTGGAATAGTGATATTGATTTTCATGCCTTGCGGGAACAGGCTCTGGAGTACCAACTCCTGGTTCAAGATCACGACACTCTAACTGAAGATTATGAAGAGTTATACAAAAAACTGGAGTGGTACAAGGACAAGCATCGTAAAGCACTTCGTCATGCCCAGTATTGTGGCGATCAGTGGGAATATTATGAAAATCATGCTGATCAACTTGCAGTAATAGCAGATGCACTGGCTTCCGATGTTTTAGGGAGGTTTGATATGGAGAAAATATATAAGATTGAAGAAAGGGATAGTGAGTACAACGGTGTACATAAATACCGATTTTATAGCCTTTATAATGGCACGAGAGGGGCTTGGAGTTATCGGAAAGAAAATGCCATTAAAGAAGGTGAAATTCACCAAAAAATAATATTATCATTGCATACACATAACCAGCCGTTTGAACCAACTAATACTGGCAGCTTGGCTTAGACGTTATTTTTTTTAAGAAGAAAAGTTATGGGACAATGAGGAACGTTGAGGATAAAACCACTTCAAGAAAGGATAAAAACATGAATACAGAGCTTGAAGTTTTAACTGACATTTTGCGACATATTTCCGAGGTTGCAGAAAACCTTGCTACTATAAGATTTGATCTTGAACAACGAGGTGTTAAGCATGACAGATCAAAGCTGGAAGAATTTGAATTTGATGCCTTTGTGAAAACAAGGCCAAAATTCAAAAAAGCCAATTACGGCAGCCCTGAATATCAAGAGTGCGTTGACGTAATCAAACCTGCTATTGACCATCATTATCAAAACAACAGACACCATACTACATTTCATGAAGGCGGGTTTGCTGACATGAATCTACTGGATATTCTGGAAATGCTGGCAGACTGGAAAGCGGCAAGTAGGCGAAGCCCAAACCTTTCCTTTGAAGATTCTTTGCCTAAGGCGTTCGAAAAATACCATATTCCTGAAAATATGCAAAAACATATTATCGCCACGCTTGATTATCTTGGGTGGCTTGATGAATAGGAAAGCATGCTGACGGAGCGAATCATGACAGACGAAGAGGCGATTAAGGCCAGGATCAGGGAGCTTGAGGCCGAAAACGAAAAGCTGCGTGAAGAGGCCACCTCACTTCTCGACAAACGACATGCAGAGATTGATGCCATAGAGCAACGCGCCGAGCGAGCCGAAGCCAAGCTGCGAGAATTAGCTGAAGCTGCGGTATGGCGGGCTGAATGTCTTGAAGCTGCAGACCATTGTTTTATGCAACGTAATACTTTTGTTTATTCAAAAAAGGATATTTGGAAAAGAAGCTTTTGGGAAAGGTGGAACAGATCCTATCGGCACAGCACTAAACTATTTAAACAAGCCAACGCTGATTATCAGGCCGCGCTCAAGGCGGCGATAGGAGAATAACATGAACCCGAGTAGAAAAAAAGTAATTGGAACGAACAAAGTAGAAGAATACTATTGGGCAGGAGAAATGGTTGTGTATGTTAATAACTATTTAGTGGACGAAAGTTTCGAGGATGCTTGTAAAAGTTTGCTATCAAATGAAACAACGACGAGCGGAGAACAACATGAAAACCCCTGAAGCCACCATGCGCCAACGGGCGTTAGAGATTCTTGAAGAAGCATCTAAAAACTGTCCGTACTTTACAATCCTCCTAAGAGAGAAAATAGAGGTTTGTGACAAGGTTGTGGAAGCCCTTAAGAAAGGACACCGTGTTATACGTTTATGTCCATTTCCAGAGTATACTGTTTCAGGGTACGACGGATTTTGTAGTACTTGTAACTATTTCTGCCAAAACACCAGGGAGCCCATGTGTGGTTGTAGTCTAATAGAAAAGAAGAGAATCACTTTAAATCAGGCGATCAATGGTATTAGAATTTTTAAGAATGTTATGAAAAGATATTTGGAAAAAAACGGTGAAGACTCCTGGTGAGGGAGGCAACCAGACAAATACAACCATGTGTCAGCAAAACAAACGGAAATTAACCCAATGAAAAGTTGTTTTCTGGATGTTGAAACAAGTGTTGCTCCTGCTCATCGCCCATGGTGCCGTGATTCTTTTCTCGTAAACATACATACCAGTGATGAAACAGGTAATAACAAGCGAACGTGGTGGTTTTATCACCGTGAGTTATCTCCTGTGGATCAACACAAGCTGGTATTGGAGCTTCAAGAATACCTGAACCAATTTGACCGGCTGGTTGGTCATAACCTTAAGTTTGATGTGCAGTGGCTATGGCATCTTGGTTTGAACACCAACCATCACCGATTGTTCTGCACCATGATTGCAGACTATCTGCTTCGTGGCCAAGAACAAGTATCATATGCTCTTAATTCTTTATGTGAGCGTTATGGTGTGCCGTACAAGCTGGATCAGGTGAAGCAGTTTTGGGATGCTGGATACAACACTGACGAAATTCCCAAATCAATTCTTGATGCCTATGTTGGACAGGATGTTGACAGTACAAGGCAAATCTTTCTGAAGCAAGTGCCGTTAATCCAGCGTTATGGTTTGGCCAAGCTGGTCGGTTTACAGATGACCCTCCTGAATATCCTGGCCCGGATGGAGATGGACGGCACCCTGGTTGATCAGGATGCAATGCGTCGATACACAGAAGAAACACGACAGAGGTTGGTTGATCTTGAGGAACAGTTGTTTGATTTGTTCGGCCAGCGATTCAATTTGGGAAGCGGTGACGAGTTATCAGCACATCTTTATGGTGGTGTTGTTAAGGTTCCCGGTAAGGAACGATTTGTCACAACAAAAAAATGTAAATATCGTGAGCCATATATTTTTACTTATAAAGACGGTCGTAAGACCGTTAAATATCGTACTCGACAATTAGACCAACTGATTGTTAAAGAACGAAACACTATCCATCAGATCGAAGTTAATGGTGTTGGGTTTAAACCACCTGATCGTAGCGAATTAAAAAAAGAAGGTTATTTCGCTACCGACAAGGGGACTATTGCTCGTCTGCGTGGAAAAACCAAGAAGCAGCGTGCTATCTTAGAAAAGTTGGGTGAACGGAGTGCCCTGGCCAAGTTGCTGGAGACGTTCGAAGGTAAGTCACCCGGCACAGGGTTGATTAACATGATTCACCCGGATGGGTGCTTACATCCATCATTTAATCAGACAGTGACCCGGACCGGCAGACTCAGCAGTTCTAATCCCAATGGCCAAAATCTTCCTCGCGGAAGTACGTCACCCATCAAGAAAGTAATTATTCCACGGCACGACTGTATTGCCAATGCAGATTTAAGCCAGCTTGAATGGCGCGTAGCTGGGGCCATGTCTGGTGACCCAGTAATTCGGGACGAAGTAATTCATGACGTGGATTGTCATGCAGATAATGCTATTCGTTTGCTGGGGGCTAATCCAGATGCAGCCAATTTCAAAGAGCTTCGTACTATTGCAAAGATTACAACATTCCGTTTGCTCTACGGTGGCAGCGCCTGGGGGTTTTATCTCGACCCAAAAATGCCAAATTATTCTTTGAAAAAATGGCAACAAATCGTTGAGCAGTTTTACGAAAAATATTACCACCTGGGTGAATGGCAAAATAAAAACATTAAACTTGTCCAGGAACGGGGCTTTCTTCGTACACCATCCGGGCGGATTCTCAAATTTAAGAAACTGGACAAAGACGCCGCAGCGCGTCGGGGCGAACTATATAACACAAGCCAGATAAAAAATTATCCAGTACAATCTTTTGCTACAGCAGACATTACACCTCTGGCAATGAAACATATTTGGTGGAGGATTCAAAAGGCGAATCTTCGATCCAAGATAATTCTCCAGGTTCATGACTCAATGGTATTTGATGCAGTGGAAAAAGAGTTACCCAAACTGCATGAGATTTGCATTGGAACCTTTCGTGACCTGCCCCGGCTGATAGAACGCGAATGGGGATACAAATTCACCCTGCCCCTCGATGGTGATTTTGAGGTAGGCCCAACTTATGGAGACGTGGAACCATGGAAGATGGCGGCTTAAAGCAGGGTGATGTTGTTCGTATTGTAGATGTTGATCCATCAGATGGGTATTATTTCCTCGCAGATGTATTGATTGGAATGAAGGCAAAAATTACATTGCTGCCTGATGCATACCATCTTAAAGGTAAACCAGATTATCGTGTAATGCGATTAAAACTTCTTGAAACAAAAAGTTTTGATAAATGGAAACTTCCCTACAGGTTGTCTTTATTATTTGTGAGCGTTAAAGTGGAGAAAATTAATAATGAATAAGATGATAATTAAAATGATCTTTGGGTCCCACCTCTACGGTACAAATACACCAGATTCAGATTGGGATTATAAGGGAATTTTCATGCCTTCCAGGCGGGATATTTACTTGGGTCGTATTCCCAAGAGTATCAGGCGCGACACCAAAAAGGGTAACACCTCGCGCAATACCAGTAATGATGTGGATGAGGAAATTTATTCGCTCCATTATTTCATCAAGCTGGCGTGCGAGGGACAGACGGTTGCAATTGACATGCTTCATGCACCACCGAGTATGATATGGGAACATCATCCTCTATGGAAAGAATTAGTAACTAACCGTAGTAGATTTTATACACGCAACCTAAAGGCATTTGTAGGGTATGCTCGGAAGCAGGCAGCTAAGTATGGTATTCGTGGGAGTCGCCTTCACGCCATTGGACAAGTCATTTCCTTTTTAAAGAAATGCCCTGAAAATTGTCGGTTGGCAGATGTATGGGATGATCTTCCTACTGGTGAGCATATTCACTTTCTACCACCGGATTCAAAAACAGAACAGCCTCTATATCAAGTTTGCGGCAAGAAATTTATGGTTCGCACGCATATTCGTAATGTGCTTGAATCTTTGCAGCGAAGCTATGATGCATATGGTCACCGTGCCCAACAGGCAAAAGAGAATAAAGGTATTGATTGGAAAGCAGTGAGCCATGCCATTCGTGCTGCTATTCAGATGCAAGAAATTTATACGAAGGGTAATATCTATTTCCCATTGGCACAGGCAGATCTTTTGCGTCGGATTAAGGCTGGAAAGATGGATTATACAACATACGTAGCACCCCTGCTGGAAAACCTCATCGATAATGTTGAACAGTTGGCAAAACAAAGTAATTTGCCAGACAAGGTTGACCGGAAATGGTGGGATGAATGGCTGATCAGTGCAATAGAAAGGTATGCGGAGTAATTCTAATGGTAAGTAATGAAGATCTTGACACACTCATGGGGATGGTTGAGGATTGTAAGGATGTAAAACAACGCCCGGACTATCATCCCGAAGTCAATGTGATGAATCACTTACTGCAAACATTTGATCACGCCTTGCGTGAGTCGTGGGATTTTGAATTAATTCTTGCTGCGTTGCTACATGACGTGGGTAAGGCAATCACTCCCTACGGTCATGACAGGATCGGTGCAGCGATGATCAAACCCTATTGCACATACAAGACATGGTGGCTGGTGGAGCAGCACACGAGGTTCTGGTACTGGATCAATGGAGAGATGCGTAGGGTTAAGAAAGTCCAAGAATTGACCCATCACCGGTGGCTGTGTGATTTAGCTCAACTCGCACGATGGGATAGGATGGGCCGTAACCCCAACAAACAACCCTTTTACGAACGAAGCATTATTCTTGACCAACTCAGAAAGGTACGTGATGAAAATTAAAATTCAGATTATTTTAAACAATGAGTCTTTCTATGCGACCCTTGAAGATGATGCTATTACAAATATAGAACATGCTGTTAATATTTTTCAAAAGATGCTTAACGAATCATCTGTTCTTTCCATACCATTAGATAGTAATAGGAGTGAATTTATTGTTTTTGGGAGGGAGGCATTAAACAATGCGACTTTCATTTTCAGAGAAGCAGGTAGCTAATTACCTATTTTGGGTTGCCAGTAAGGTTGAATCGAAAACTCAAGCAGCCATTCTTCGCCGCGCAGCGGCGATTATTTTATTGCAAGAAAAGGAGCAATCAAAATGAATTTAAAAGTATGTATTCTTGAAACAAGTTCGATTATCCCTGCTTTAATTGGCATAGGGCTGTCGTATGGACTAACCAATTTTGATACGTGTTACCTGACAAGTGACGAATATCAACGCCTCTTATCAATAGCTGGCCGGTTGGCCGGTCGTGATGGTGGTCATAACAAATTCCTGGAGTCCATTAACGTAACCATGCTGGTTCGTGCGCCGAGGTACTGGTGGCAGGAATTTGATACATACCGTGTTGGTGTAACCAAACAAAGCGAAAGTACTATGCACACAATTACACATCGGCTCCTGGATCACTCCGATTTTGCCGGTGGGTTTATTCAAAAAGATGTGCTGAGACATCTTAATGACTTAATTACCATGTACCGTGAAACGGCTGACACTGAGTTGAAAAAGGTATGCTTCAACAAGATCAAATTATATTTGCCGGAAGGTTTTCTTCAGACGCGGTGCGTAGCTCTTAACCTCAAAGCGCTGCGAAATATGTGGTTCCAGCGCCGTAACCATCGCCTATTGGAGTGGCGATTGTTTTTTGAGCAGGTGAATCATTCGCTTGCCCCAACGTATGTTAATTGGTATAGAAAGGAGAACAACACTACTGATGACGACGTTTAATTTGGTTTATCGCGGGAAGGAAGTTTTGAAGAAGGGTAAGTTTGATGGGTATAAACTGACGTTTGCTTTTAGTAATGGTAGTCTTATGTATAAGACTATTTTTAAGAACGACAAGAAGTTTGGGAATGTCGTTGATCAGCTTGAGCCGGGTGATAAGGTAAGTGTAACTATTGATGATAACGATCAATACAAAAAAATGATCGGGTTGAAACTTGTCAGCAAAGGCAACCCCGACGGCGGTCAAATCACCGGGCCGGGTACTGGTGTTCAAAACAAACTGAAGGCTGGTGCCGAGTTTCGTACCCCGATGGAAATTACCCGCACCGAGGCGGTGAGGTTGGCAATCGAAGCAGTTGGTAAGATGCTGACCAACCCTGAATCATTTAGTGTAGTGAAAAAGAGTTTGTCTTTTGATGACTTGGAAAAGATTGTCACCGAGATGGCGGATAATTTTGTGCCCTTTATTACCAGCACTACCCAAACTGAAGAGGCTCACCCTAAGTCTCAGGATGAACAGAATGAAGATGAACAATTGGATGATGACGACGTCCCGTTTTAAGGATGGGATATAACCCTAAAATAACCATGGGTGACTGTCCTAAGCATCTTGCTGGGGCGGTTTGCACATGGCCTGCAGATCCTATTTCGATTTATATATATGAACCAGTCTATCTACAAACATCCAAAAAACTGGCTTTTAAGCATCATTGGTTTGGTCTGAACATGATAGACGCATTACACCTTCGCCGGGAATTGGATGAGGCAATCCGTCAGGCAAGGGGGCAAGAGCGGCAAGCTCTACGAATATTGAGAGGGGGTGCTGATGAAGCTGCCGCGCCCAGTGAGTGATGCCATTCGGGTTTGGATGGGACACTACAGCAACATGGGGGCAGATTATAGCGTCACTGATCTGATTAACACCCCACGAATCGTTCAACTTCGTAAGCGTTACGTTGATGTTCTTCCACCTGAAGAGCCAGAGGATCTTGTCAAACCCTTTCTTGGAACAGCAATTCATAACCTATTTGAAAAAACACTACGTCAGTATGAACAGCGCCACCCTGGGAGTTACTTGGTTGAGTATCGATGTTGGGACCGAATTTTAAATCGGAAGATTAGCGGACAATTTGACTTATATGATTTGCGAAGTAACACTCTTTACGACTTTAAAACCACGTCTGTATGGAAACTAATCTTTGGCTCCACCAAAGAGTGGGAACAACAACTCAATCTGTACGGCTGGTTCCTCCGCCAGATGGGACTGGATGTACGCCGGGTGCGTGTTATTTCAATCCTGCTGGATTGGGACCGGCAGCGGATGTTCCGTGAGAAGGATTACCCCAGGGACCAAATTCGTTTTGTCAACATCCCGCTATGGTCCTTGGACAAACAGGAAAAATTTTTGTTGGAACGAATCACCTTAATGAAAACATGTGAAGAGTTGGATGACGACCATCTTCCTGAATGCACCGACGAAGAAATGTGGGCTTCACCCACTACCTGGGCGGTGGAACCGGATGGTGGTGGTCGGGCCAAACGTGTGCTGAATACTTACGAAGAAGCAAAAGAATGGCTCACTAAGAAAAAATTCAAGAACCATAGTGTGGTCAAACGACCTGGAACACGGACACGTTGTGAAAAATATTGTCCAGTACAAAGCGTATGTAGCCAATACATTACTTACCAAGCGAAATTATCCGAAGAAAGTGCCTGTTAAAAGAAAACACCCAAAGTGTTGGGTGTGTGGTAAAACATTTCGAAAACAAATTACTCAAGATCAGTTTGTTTGCAGCTACCAATGTCTCCTGGATTATTGGAACCAGTTGCCGGGCAGACGAGGAAAAGCGAAGGCCCGGCAGCTTGCCAGCACCATGGGTTTACGATCATTAGGTGAAGTAAAGTTAGCTGCACGGCTGGCAGCGGCCAAGGTAAAGTTTCGGTACGAGTCAGCCAAACTGACATATACCCCACCACAGCGCAAATATATTGCTGACTTTGAGGTAAAAACCAAATCAGGAAAAACAATCTATCTGGAATACAAAGGGATTTTTAAGGGAACTGATCGCACTAAAATGCTTCTTGTCCGTAAAGAAAATCCCGATGTGGATATTCGTTTTATTTTTGAAAAGCCCCAAAACAAATTGAGCCGTGTGTCAAAAACAACTTATGCACAATGGTGTGAAAAGCACGGTTTTCTTTGGGCTGAAAAGGAACCACCAATAGCATGGTTGGAGGAATAAAAATGAAAGTTTCATTTAAAAAGTTGCATCCGAATGCAGTCATTCCGAAGTATGCCACGCCCGGCAGCGCCGGGATGGATTTGGTTACAGTTGAGGGAAAGATTGTTCGCTATGGTGAGATGGCCCTGATCAGCACAGGTCTTGCTGTTGCCCTGCCGCCTGGGTACGAGATGCAAATACGCCCCAGGTCTGGTTTGAGTAAATACTTTCCAGGCTACATTGCCAACAGCCCTGGCACTATTGATTCAGACTATCGTGGTGAAATAAAGATTATGGTTATTAACAATATCCCTGGTGGCTATTTTCACGTTCGACCCGGTGAGCGAATTGCCCAGGCGGTGATTGCTCCTGTGGTGCAAGCGGAGTGTGAGGAAGTGGATGAGTTGCCTAAAACTGAACGGGGTGATGGTGGGTTTGGTTCTACCGGAATTTAAGAAAGGAGAAAAATAACAATGAAATTTTTTGGTGCACAGTCTTTTGAATCAATCATGCAGAGTTACTACAAGACAATGGATGCCTTGACTCAATTAATTAACCAACGCAACGCAGAGATTGATGATCTAAATGTTACCATAGTTGAAAAAACTGGTGAACGGAACAAGGCAAGTCAGGTGCTGGAAAAGATGAAAAATGTCTATGGTTGCTGATTTGGAAATGATTGCCAACGACCTTTGTGAGTTGGAAGAAACGCTTCGCTACGTCGAATCACTCAATCCTGTTGATGATCTGCTATCTGAGGCAGTAGCTAAACTTGCACGAATCAATCTTAATTTGAATAGGGTGCTTGGATAACGAATGGATACTTATCAAAAATTTATTCACCAACGTACTTACGCCCGGTGGAATGAGGCCGCCGGGCGTCGTGAAAGTTGGGATGATAGCGTAGATCGTGTTGGAAGATTCTTTATTAAACTGGCAAACAAGCTTACAAATGATGACAAGTTCCATGGTACATTACATGATGCTATGGAACTAATCCGCTCCCAGGAAATTGTCCCCAGTATGAGGGTATTCTGGACTGCTGGTCCCGCCCTGGAGCGGGAGCATCTTGCCGGTTACAACTGTGCTGCGGTAGCCATTAATTCATTGATGGTATTACCGGAAATTCTGTATATTTTAATGAATGGTACTGGGGTTGGGTTTAGTGTTGAATCACAATTCGTGCAGCAGATTAAACCCTTGCCCAGTAAATTTTCCAAAAGTAAAAAAACAATTATTTTTGAAGACAGTAAACAAGGCTGGGCCGAAGGGTACAAGCAGATAATCCAAACCCTTTATGATGGATATATTCCGCAATACGATACCAGCCAGATTCGGCCTAAGGGGGCTATCCTGAAAACGTTTGGTGGCAGGGCCAGTGGCCCTGAGGCGTTGATCAACCTGATTGAAACGACCATTAAGGCCATCATTGATCAGAAGGGTGCGCCATTACGCCCTGTCCAGGTGCATGATTTGGCGTGTGCTGTACTGAGTGCCGTAGTTGTCGGCGGTGTCCGACGGGCGGCGGGTATTAGTCTCAGCGACCTGGGTGACCTGGAGATGGCCCAAGCTAAAACTGGCGAATTTTGGCACAATTATCCACAACGAGTCATGACTAATAATAGTGCCGTATATAACACCCGCCCCGCTCCGGGGGTTTTCCTCCAGGAATGGATTAACCTGATCCGCAGTAAGAGCGGAGAACGTGGGATTTTCAACCGCGAGGCGGCGAACTTCACCGTGGCCCGGACCTTTCGGCGAAAGGTTGGTTACGATTGGTTGTGCAATCCCTGCGGGGAGGTTGTCCTGCGCCCTGATGGTGGTCTGTGTAATCTTACCGAGGTGGTTATTCACCCTGATGACACCCTGTCATACCTGTGTGATAAGATTACCCACGCCACCCTGCTGGGGGTGCTTCAATCCACGTTAACGAAATTTAATTTCGTGAATAAAAACTGGCGGCGAAACGCCGAGGAAGAACGGCTGCTGGGTGTCAGCTTGACCGGACTAATGGATCACCCGGTGCTGCAGCGTGTTAGTAGTGATGCGCGGCTGTGGCTCAAACATATGAAGCAGGCCGCCCTGGATGCAGCATCAACCTTCAGTAAGACTGTTGGTATTTCTATGCCCATGGCGGTAACGTGCCTCAAACCCAGTGGCTCAGTTTCACAACTCTGTAATACTGCAAGCGGATTGCATCCCAGGTATAGTGATTATTACATCCGTCGAGTGAGAGTTACAGCAACAGATCCGTTGGCGCATTATCTAATAGATAAGGGCGTGCCACATCATCCTGAAGTTGGTGAGGATCATTTACCTACACCACATACTTGGGTATTTGATTTTCCCCTTAAATCACCAGAGGGTGCTGTAACCAAGGATCAACTTAGTGCAAAAAAACAACTGGATTATTGGAAGATGATCCAGACGCACTGGTGTGAGCATAATGCATCCTGCACAATCTATGTCGGCGATGATGAGTGGCCGACGGTAGCTGCCTGGGTCTACAACAACTGGAATACAGTTGGAGGCTTATCATTCCTGCCACGTTCTGACTCAGTATATCAACTGGCACCTTATGAAGAAATTACAGCAGAACAATATATGGATCTTACTAAGTCTTTTCCTGATGACTTGGATTTTAATGACTTGGCAACCTATGAAGCAGAAGACTATACCACAGGTAGCCAAGAACTTGCCTGCACAGGAGGTGCCTGCGAACTATGATACTAAAAAATATTCTTGGGATACTTACCGTGGCGCTACTACTCATTCTACCAGCGCTCGGCGTTGGGTACGTCATTGCCGCCGTGTGGACAATTCTTCACATGATCAATTTAAAGTTGCTGTTGATCATCAGCGCTATGGTTTACACTTTTACCTGGATTATGATCATTTTAGCATCGACCCGGTAACCATGTCATTCAATCCAGAGCAGTTTCGGGAATTGATCGTTAATGTCCTAAAATATCTTGAGCCGGAAATACCATACAGTGATACGGCGGTCGAGCTTCTCATGCTCACCGCCGCTACTGAATCTAACCTGGGCCAATATCTCAGACAAGTACGTGGCCCTGCCCGAGGTGTATTTCAGATGGAACCTCGTACTGAACAAGATATTTGGAATAACTATCTTGTTTATAATGAAATGTTGAAAAACAAAATTGAGGGATTGTTATTCATATATAACCATGCTGACAAAGGTTTTCCTGATATGATTGGTAACCTTCCATATCAGATTGCTATGGCACGAGTTTACTACTGGCGTGTTCCTCACCCGCTACCCAACAGCAATCCAGTAGCGTTAGCTACCTATTGGAAGCAGCATTACAACACACATCTGGGCGCTGGAACAATTAATAAAGCAAAGGAAAAGTATAAAGAATATACGAGAGGTTAAACATGAATAATAGTCAATTGGTGGACCATCCACCCCATTATACTTCTGGTAAAATCGAAACGTGGAATTGGATTGAATTGGGGATGACTGATGATGAATTTCGTGGGTACTGCAAGGGGAACATTTACAAGTATCTCCAGCGCTACCATATGAAGGGCGGATTACAGGATCTTGATAAAGCCATGGCGTACATCAAACGACTGCGGCAGTTTGAAATGGAGATAGACCAACTGAGGGAAGGCGACAATAGTGTGTCTTAGGAGCAGTTACATTTCCCCAACGGGGAAGGTAAGTGAAACAATTTATTTTTCAAACAAATATGCTGACATAGATTTTTCCAAGGCGCGAAAAATCAGAGAAACGCCGGGCGTTGTTAGCCCGGCGTATTTATTTCCTGGGGGTCATGCTGTTGCAACAGAAGACCTATTAGTGCCATGGTTGTTGCGTGGTTCCCTTGGAGCCAGCATATTTTCAATATCCCTCCCCAGGCGCATTAGAAAACTAAACCCCCGTATTTCATATTCATTGCCGGTCAATATATCAACAGAATTAAAAACAGTACATGATGCGCCCTGGCTTACCAAACAGGTTCGTAGAACATTACATAAATGTGTTCAAACATACTGGCCAGAGTATACAATTTACTTGTTACAGGATAAAACCAACCAACGTAGGTTGGCGATTAAACTGGATAGCCCACAATGGGCCAATTTGATCTTTGATTACTTTGGTGATGATCCTATTTGCGCCCAAACGACAGCGGGGTTGGAATTTATTCGTGCAGTGCGATTTATTGAAGCAGTAATGGATGCGTGTCGTGCTGCAATAATGCATAATATTATTATGCGCTACTGTCTGTATGGGCCTATTAACTGTCATGGTGTTCATCATCTTGGTACTTTAACACACACCCCCTACGGAGGGGGACTTGTTTTCCTTCATCTAAGTAATACCACTCGTGTTTATCAAGGTTCTATTCTTTTACTTCTCGATGCTCCTAAAGGACCGATGATTGTTACAGGTGAAGATGGAGATAATTATTTCTGGCGTACAGCCCCACAGTCTGTGGGTCCTGCCGATAACCCAACCATCCAATTACATCAATACCTAAAAATTCAAGGGGTGATTCAACAATGTCGAAAATCGTAAAGTTAGTTAGTTCAGAATTGAAAGTTTCCGTAGATATTGGAACACAGCGTTTTTTGAACAATGTGCGTAAATCGCGTATTGCTAATCACATGAGTAAGGGTGATCCTGTTGAGTGCGAGATTACCAGCTACCGTGGTGAGCTGGCGGTAGCGAAGGCTCTTAATCTGTTTCCTGATCTAACAACCTTTAATCGGACTGGTGGGTACGACTTGGTGACCCAAGATGGTCTGCGAATTGATGTAAAAACTACCAGCTATAAAAATGGCAATTTGGTTATTAATTCCAAAAAAGACCCAACACAAAGTGATGTGTATGTGCTGGTCAGAGCATTGGCGCCCAACGCATATGAAATTGTTGGCTGGGAATATACCAGCATTGTTCACTCAGATATTTATTGGACTGATAGCCTGAAGAGCAAAGGTGGTGGTTGGTTTGTTCCTGCAGATCATCTTAAATCAATTAATAGTCTTTTGAAAAAGGAGGAGGATAATAATGGCGAAGAAAAAGAAGAAAGCAACGAAGGGCATTAATACAGAAGAATATCAGCGTTTGTTGGCCGAAGCAGCAAAAAATGATTACCGATGCAGTGTGTGCGGTTATAATGATCTTCCCATTGGGCTGATGCCGAAGGGTGGTCTTATTTGTGCTGCATGCCTATCTCAGATGGCCATGCCCAAGGAGCATTTCAAGGAATTTGATGCGGAAAAGGCTGATGACGAAAAGTGGCAGGAAGTACGAAACAATGTAACATACTATGATCCTGATCTGGATTGGTACAGATACATTGTAAACGATAAGGTGGTTGACGCCACACGTCAATCTTTTGGTCGGTGGTTGAGAGAATTATCTGAGGAGAGGGGGGCTGATAATGACTAAGGATAATTGGAAGCATAGGTCAACTGAAATGCGCTGTGGTACGTGCATGTACTTTGTTGAAAAGGTTACTCCTGTTGTGCAGCAAGTTGATCGTCTGATTGGCCGTTGTCGCCGCCATGCCCCTACCATGAGCGGGTGGCCAGTAGTTTTCTCGGACGATTGGTGTGGTGATCACAAGCTGGATGAAACAAAACTATAATTCACCAAATAAGACGCCCCCACCAGCCGAAGCTGGTGGGGGTTTTTCTTTTTTCAAAGCCTAATGCTAAGGTTTTTGGATTATTTTGGTGTGACCTATAGGAAGATATGGACTATGGAAATTACACGCCCGTTGAAAGCAATTAGACAATATTGTCTTGATTGCAGCGCTGGAAGCCCATCTGAGGTTAGAAAATGTGTCATTGAGAATTGTCCACTGTACCCGTTCCGTTTTGGTAAGAATCCGTTTCGTAAAGGCAGGGTCCTGACTCCTGCAGAAAAGCAGCTTGCCCGCGAAAAAATGATGCGGCTGCGTGAGCAGGGAAAACTTTAGCTCCCAAAAGGAAAGCCCCTCACCAGCCGAAGCTGGTGGGGGGCTTTTTTTGTTTTTGGCTCACTTCGCCTTGCGGCGGGTGTTAAGATCAATTACTGGGGTTGGCTCCATGTGCTGGCTGAAGTACCGATCCACCCCAGTACGAAAATCAGCCTTGGCATTCAGGTCGAGATGCGTGTAACCCTCCGTTGTAATCAAGTTGGCGTGTGACATGAGCTGCTGGACCTGCCGTAAATTCCCTCCTAACGCTCTTTCAGCGTGTGTGCTGAAAGTGTGTCGCAATGTGTGGAATACCACCCGATTTTTCGTGTCACGGGCCGCTACGCCGTTGTTCAGTCCCGTTATTTCAATAGCACGGGCGATGTGATAACGCTCAAACTTTTTGAAGATCCGCCCCTTTTCCTTCCGGCCCAGGGCCAGCAGCGGTTCCCGGACCATGCTGGATATGGGCAGGGTATCCACCTTCCCGCCCTTACGAACGAAGGTCATGGTCCCCCGTTCCCAATTAATGTTCTCCCAGCAGAGGTTCTTCACCTCGAATTTCCGCATTCCCATGAACAAACCCAGGCACACCTGAACATACGCATCCTGGTTGATCTGCTTGGTCGCGTCCAGAAGGCGGCGAATCTCGTCGATAGAGAGGTACCTTTCCCGGACCACCTTGGTCTTGCGGAGCTTAACCAGCTTGGCGGGGTTGCCGCCCTGGTACTTGCCAGTATTCTGTGCAAACTCAAACAACTGACGCACCAGGGTCAGAGCATGCGCCACACTTCCTGGTGCCATCCCCTTTTTCTCTTTCATGTCCGCGACCATCTTCTGGACGTGGACCTGGGTGATAGCAGCCAGTGAAAGCCCTCCAAGGACTGGTTCAATATGTTTCTTCCAGGTGCTGATCTTGGTGTCCACGGTGTGCTGCCGGTAGTCCTGGGCCTTCAAGTAACCCAGGTACTCCTTCCAAATGTCGCCCAGGGTGCGGGGGGTCAGCGCCTCTGCTGCATCAATCCCCCGCCGCTCCAGCATGATCCGCTCGTTGCGGATGTCCCGCGCCTTCTCGGCGTTCATGCCTTCCTCATTCGTCCCGCAAGTAAAGACCACCAACCGCCCTGCGCGGTTGACGTACCGGATACGGTACACGATCAGCTCGCGGGTCTTGCCGTTCTTAATCCAGCTTCCCTTCAGGCGACGGGCATACACGCCGGTGTACCCCTTCAGCTTTTTCTCTTCCCCCACTTTCATGCTTGCCATAAGTGCCTCCTTTTACTATAAATTACTTATGATGTTTACAACAGAGCAATTTTCCCCATTTTCCGGTAATCTGTGGGTAAACCAAACCTCCATTTCAAGGCACTATAACAGTTATGAAAAATGCTGTCAAGCATTTTTAAAAAGTGGGAACGGCTCTTGCTATTTGTGTGTTTTCCCAGTATTTCAGGTGACATATGTTAAATCTAAGGAACCTCTCCACCAAAGATAAATCTAAGGAACCTCTCCACCAAAGAGGCGGCCCAGTTCCTGGGCGTCAATGAGAAGATGGTCTACACCCTGGTGTCCGAAAAGGGGCTGCCGGCTACCAAGATCACCGGCAAGTGGCTCTTTCCCATTCACCTGCTCGAGCAGTGGGTGGAGACCCATACCATCAACTATCCTGAGGCCCGGGGCAAGCTGCCGCCCTACGAGGGACTGCTGGTCATCGCCGGCAGCAACGACCTGCTGCTCGACAAGGCCATCCAGTTGTTCAACACCCGCTACCGGGAACACTTGGCCGTGTTCGGCAACCTCGGCAGCATGGGCGGTCTGCGGGCCCTGCGCCAGGGCCTCTGCCACGTGGCTTCCAGCCACCTGCTGCAGGAAAACGGTGAGGAGTACAACTTCGAGTTCGCCCACCAGGAGTTCGATCGGGTGCCGGTGGTGGTCAATTTCTGCCGCCGTGAGCAGGGGCTGATGCTCGCCAAGG